AGGCGGTATGGGAACCGGACCTGGTGCGGCTGTAAATGATTCAGCTAGTTTTGCTACTTATGATCCGTTTATTTATTGGCATTTTATTTTTAGATACAACCATGATTCGTTATGGGATGATACACAAAACACCCTAACTAACAAGGTGGTGAATTTCGGGGAGGGGGCGGGAACCATCGAAGATCATTTATGGGAGTATAGGCAATGCCCGAGTACTCCAGATTTTTTACCTTGGTCTGCTGACTGCCCGATACACGCATGTCCATCTCATTATTTTGATATTCCCTATTATGCCGCCATAGGAAAATTCGGTTTTTATGGTGCTAGGTTTTTTAACACATGCAGCGTCCCCGCTGGGGTGGGAGACAACGAAGTCCAAGACCCTCACGCCGAATTTAATTACTACTCAGCATTGAAGGCAAGTGCTGATGGAAAAAGTTTCAACGATCCGCCTATAACACTAAAAGGCAGGATCGATAGGACGGATCAAGTAGACTTTGTTGGAAGAATAAACAACGAGTGCTACAAGGTGACGTACGAGAAAACCTCAACTGATGATTTGCCCGTTGACTTGGTTCTCGGCACGACAAGACCGACTTGGGTGGATTCAGTTAAGACCATAGATATGGTATATTATGTTTACTATTGGAACTGGATAGGAAACTTAAAACAAGTACCGGGCGCAGGGGTTTGCTCCCCATATGATTCATACACGACCCAAGCAACCTGCGAAGCCAACAACGGAACTTGGACCAAAAGTTCAGTTGATCTTGGTTCGATTATAGTCCCAATGACCGCGTGTGAGGATTGCGCTAACGGCGGGGCTAATGCCGTAGATGAGGCAAAAAAACAAGTACGAGATGCGTGGGCGGCTCTGTTTGGCGTGACGTGGGAGTCATTGCAGGGGCTCCTGGCTTCGGCTTCGGGGGGTGGTGTCGGGACAATTAACCACATTTCGGACACTTTTTGTGACGACAGTAATCCGAATTGTCTTCCTTTTTTAAAATACGGTTCCGTTGCATTCAACCCTCACAACATCCTCGATAGCCTTGGTGCTTGCGACGACCTTCTAAGGACTCACGCGGTAAGAATGGGGGCTGATAACATCGGAGCAACAAAAGGTCAATACTCTACATTCGACCAAAGGGTTGATCTAGTTCGAGATTTTTCAGCGGGAGTCCAAGAATGTGACACGTATAGCGAGCCCTCCGTAACGGCGGGAACATGCGGTGAAGATCATTACGATTTTCTTTTAGAGATTGCCTCAAACGAACAACGAATAAACGAATTTTTCGTTGGCAACCATGGGTTTTTCTTGTGGGCAAACTATGAGCATATCATAAATTCTCCTGAATATAAAAACTATTTAATAGGGGATTCCGTCGGTGACCCAGCAGAGGTGCATTTTAAGCGTTGCTTATTTAGGCTTTACAGTGACTTCAACCAGCTACTCCTAAGTTTACCGAACTTTTTTGATGGGAACGATAGCCCCGTCATTTATTACGAAAAAGCAATTAACGGTCTGTATGGCAACCAAGCATTGGATTACTCTAGGCAGGGACTGTTTAATGACATGCTGTTTAGTAACAACCGATACAGACAATTTTTAAGAGAGCTTGAGTGGCATGACCAAACGAATCTTTGGAACTTAGCAGAATCCATCCCAGGCCACGTAAACCAAATAGAGGCATGGGATAGAATATTAAAGACTTACGGACATTACATAGCTCAAAACGGCGGGGCTGTAAATCAGGGATGGTACAAAGAAGCAATTGAAGCAAAAGAATCAAGAATACTAACAAGATACGTAGAAAACAAACTTAGAGGAAAAGCAATCGACTTGTATCCGACAAATCAGATTTCTTTTTCCACGGACAGTGCTGATCGTTACATAACCGGAAAATACTGGGGAAATTCTCAGTGGGGCCACAGCACGGTGGGGCATTACGCGGGAAGTTCGACGACCTACCCAGACCCGAACAACCCCCCCGATGGAAAATTGACAAATGCTCGTTTCGACCCGCTGCCTGGTGGGTATGGCCCCCAGCGCGGAGACCCGAGCGAGCCCAACCCGAACGTAACAAGGACGTACTTTCACGGCACTTACGCCGCGAAGTCGTCAGTGACGGGCCACTTCGAAGATATAACAAACGCAAAAAACGGGGGAGGTGAACACTTTTACGCTGGGCTCTTCGTAGATTGGTCATGTGGTGGCGACATGCCATCGACAAGCTACACCGCAGGAGGACTTGCTGTAGCCGCCGAAGGTAAAGGAATCCCAAAGAAGCCTTGGGTAACGAAAGGCCACGCCGATGTTGGGAAGCTTAATCAGGGCTTTAGTTGTTTCTCTCCGCTTTTCATTCAACAGCCATTAAACTTGTCCTGTAAACTGGGCCAACGGCCAACCTTCATGGCTCACGCGGTTGATTACCATACGATACCCGACGACAAGATTAACAAGGGGTATCCAGAAATTGACTATTGGACAAATAACTTAAAACTTACCAATTCAAGGGGGGAACTAAAATACCCGATTAAATACCAATGGTATAGAATGCTGAGAAGACAACCGGATAATAATGACGCTTTACCCCCGAATGGCGCGTATTTCAATCCACCAAACCCCTCCATGAACGAGACATTTGATGAGTGGTTTTACGCAAATGAGCCAGTACTACAAAAAGCCTCGGTGACAGGCGAGTGGTCTTGTATGGAGGGAGTAAGCGGCGTGGGAACCGAAGATTGCACCATGTTTCATCCGCAAGTCAGTTACACCCATGACATGCTTGAGGGTGATGGGAAGTATGAGGATAAGAAAGAAGAGGGCAGACAGTATCGGGAAGATCACTGGACTAAGCTCGTAGACTACAAAGGGGAGCTTCACAACATGGGGTCGGTGAAGAAACAAGGCTGGCAGAGAATTTGGAAATCGTGGGCATATATCCAAGGGTCAATAAACGCATTCGGAAGAAATAACGGGACCGATCCCTATTACGGGGTGAAGCCAAACGTTGATCAAGTACACCAAACCGTTGTTGCGGCAGAAGGCGCGGGCCCGCTTGATAACCGTCACGCCATCCCATGTTTTGATATAGAAGCTGGTGCGGATGCGTACAACAAGATGATGATAGATGAGTATGGGATCAATTCCAATTATGGAGATGAAGAGTATGTATATTTTTGTGTAGCTTCGGGAAGATTCGGTTTTAGGCGCAGTGAATATGCTTCTCTGAACATAGAAGACTGGTTAAAACTCGATGTATCAATAAGGAATGGTGCTCCCATGACGATTCCGATGGATACTATATCATTCGACTACACGAGGATAGATCAGGACCATGCTGTTTTCCCAGGGCTTCCGGGTGAGAACCAGATATCGGAAATAGGAGATCAAGCTCTTCTAAACGCCTCCAGGGATAAAAACATTCACAAGAATTGCCCGAACACCGAATCAAGCTACGTAACGCCTTACAATATGGTGTTCCTTAAGATGGGGTGGGGTGCGCCCTTGAGTGATCATAATCGGTGGCAAGGTAACGGCCTAGAGAAGTCGGTGATTGGCATACCCCCTTTCGCGGGGACAATGCGCGACCAAAACCAAGCGGTCGAGCAAGAAGTAATGGAAGTCATGAACATGAGCAATAATTGCCGATCTTTTGCTTTTGTTGGGAGGGAGGGTTTTAGGGGGGCTACTAGGACATATAGACCACCCACACAACACAACCACCAAGGAACCAAAGCAGAAAGGGCGGGCTGGTTTGAATACGGGATGTTGTATTCTTTCGGCGGCGTACTTAGCCAAGCTGCGGGAAACGCTCTCTATAGCCAGCCTCAACTGCCTGTTTGCCGAGATTATTTTATGCCGAAAGGGTGTACGGCGCAAGGATTCCGCGCAGGGTTTCCAATCGCCGATGGGGGAACTAAGGAGCAATTCACCCGCACGGTTACCGATATATGCGGCCAAACAACGACAGTCTCCTTCACCGAGTCGTTGTCAGCTCGGATGGGTAACGTGGACGCTTCCGAGGAAAACGCGCTGGGGGGCGGCGACGCGGCTGCGTTGGCGGAGGGTGCTGCTTCAAATGCGTTTCATTACACCGCCGGTGATCGAGCGATTATTATAACCAGTTTGATGGCTGGTGTGCCTACGACCCGGATTAATCATCAGGGAGAACTCTACCCTTGGAATGAAAACGATACGGCTTACTGGTACGATACGCATCACACCATCGGCCATCACGGCAAAGGCGTAAGTTGGCAATTCTCGAATAATCTAGGGATAATTAAAAGATTCGGAAAATGCGCCCCGATGCCAGAGGGTGGGGACGAAACCTACGACTGGTCCGCTGGTAATATCGTGAGGACTGCCGAGACGGCAGCGGGATTCACGAGTATAATTTCGCAAGGAACTGCGGCACATAACAAGCTAAGATGGCTACCGAAGGATACAAGCGACTACTTTTTTTGGGCTTGGGGCAATTCGAGAGAGATGATGAGGGGCTGGCGGGCGGCAAAACAACTGATTGGCCCCTCCACTTTAGCGGGGATACAATGCGGCTTCCGCCAAGAAGGTTGTGGGAGATACATGCTATATTTTGTAGAGGCTTTACACAGGTATTACCAAACATGTGGGGAAAGCGAGAAAAAGAAAGAGATAAACCTGAGTTTTATTGCTCCTGGCCTGAGGCATGGAGCCGCTGGAACTAACTACTTTTGGGGTGGTTTCCCAAGCAGCACTTACGTAAAAAGGTACGCAAAAGTTGGCCCTTACGCATATGAATGGAGGGTAAGCACACACAACAGAGATAGAAATGGGAATGGGATATCGGAGTCCTTCTATTCTACGAAATATGACCGCAACATGTATCTTTATGATCCTCCCGCCATTTACGGTTTATGGGCGAGGCAAACGGACCATCTCAAAACTTCGCCAAAGATTGATACGTTAAGGAAACTAAGAAGAAGAGCTCAGTGGTCTCCATGCCAAGGTGAGGTTAACGCAAAAAGCGGGCAGCCAAGTTGCGCCGGTCACACAAAGAACGGATACCGAGCAATCCCCTGGCAACTTGCGGGATTGAGGTTCGGTCCTCCTGGAGCGTCTAAGAACGGCGGGTGTGGGACTATGCGACTTGGTTGTGTTGACACCCCCCATTTGCCTCGTCGCCGCTCGTATAGTTCCAATAGTAATGAACCATGCAATTGGTACAAGTACGCCATAAAATTGGGTCTCGACCATGGCAGTCATTATGGTTGCAACGAGAAACAATTATTAGAAGGAGTATGTTTCGATCCCTGCCTAAGTATGAAGTATAATTATGGGTTTTTCCCTGGTGGCAAGCTATTAACCATTAATAATTATGTAAAATATAAAACCAGTAGACATGACGCTGAACCCCCTAAGGGCGTTGCAAATGCCGCTGGCGGAGTGCTCCCGAACGCTGGCCTCGCGGCTAGTAAGATACCCTCAAAGTCATCCCTCAACGCAAATAAATCACCACAAGCGCAAAAAGCACAAGCCGACTCTGGGGTTGCGGGCGCAGTGGTGAAAGCAGCAAACCCTTCGAGATTTTTAACTCAGTTAACTAATGATGTTCATGATGAAGAAATCGCTATAACCAAAAGCAAATCAATGAAGTTTGTCAGAATGTTGAGGGGGCCATGGGCTACCCCTTACAGAAGGATAAAAGCTGAAATAGCTGCGGCGGGACTAGGTTTACCCCCTGGAGGCAGGAAGACAAATTCGGATGTATTCAACTCGATTGCTACACCAGCGATCATAGGCCAGACTCATGAAGAACTCACTCTTGGTGGTGCTTTTTACAGTCAACCCGACAAGGTTACCTCCGCCCAAAGATACTCGGACACATCTGTTTCACCTTGTAACGCTTATGGCGCAGACCATTGCAACTATTTGACTCCGACAATTCATATAGGAATGGATACACAGTTCTCATTTATGACTAGCGATATCATGGCAAACGCAGCGTACTTGGGTGGGCAATACTCTCTTTCAAAAGAAATTACAGTTGGGGGAGAAATGTCTAAACAATTCGCGGCAATGGCGAAGTGGCTGGCGTTTTTTCTAATTCCGGGCTCCGGGTCAATCAAAGGTCTGGCTGCGGCGGGTAGGGTGGGCAGTCTCTCACACCTGAAACCACACGCCATTTCCGTATTAGTCAAGAAAGCTCTCTCCAACGCCAAAGTCGCGGGGCAGGTTGCGACGATGAGTGGCTTGATGGAAGCTTACATCGACGATAATTGTGGCGGGGATGATAGTGGATTTATGATGTCAACTTTCGCAACAGCTGTTTCATGGTTTCTGCCCAATATGCCCCCGACCCAATTGGAAGGGGAAATTATGCAAAGAAGTAGTAGCAGTATGCCAGGGCAGCTTACTAATGCGCTAATGGAGCAACTGGACGGGATGGCCACCAATGGTCAGATTCTGATTATCTAGTCATTTTTTCTGCTTTGATTGTCTTGTAGTTGGATGCGTTTTGTTATAGTATAACAGGTAATGAGTACACCCGCATACGACAGAATGCAATACCTGCTTAAGCAAACGCAGGAAGGAGGTGCTCTTGGGCCTAACTCCTCGGCTTACAGTGCTCTTGCACAGGAGGGGTATGGGGGCGCGGAACAGTCAAGCAACCTTGAAGATGACCCAACATCCTTGAAAAGAATCTTGGGCTACGCAGCTTCCCTCACCCTTGGTCACTACGCGACTACTCTTGGCAAGAAAATGGAGATGAATGAGGTTCATCACAAAGCATGGGTAGCTTTCGCCGCCGTCTATCACGCGGTGGCAAGAGCCACCGACACCCAAGTTATTAAGGAGGCGATGTGGCTGGCAAGCATGAAACCTTCCAACTCATGGGACAATCTGGTGAACTCCGAGGGACTTAGCTCGAGCTCGGCTTTCGGGCTACGGGTTTCAGCGGTGGAGGGGTTTATCGAAGGCGGTCACGGAGAAGAGCTTGAAAGAGCCTTTGCCGTAGCTCTTGTCTCTATTTTCGCAGCACGGTTCGCTGTTGGTGAAAATTTAAAACCTATAGGATGTATGGCGGCGTATGGGGCTGTCTTTAATTGGTTTAATTTGCGGAGGAGATATCTTTTGCCTGACAACGACGAAAACGCCCCTCTGATGGGTCTCGGGACGGGTGGCCTAGAAAGGTTAATGTCGGATAACTATGCCCCCGTATTTCGAGAGATCAATATATTAAGCCCCCAGACCGCAAAGGCGAGATCGACAATGTTTGGTTTTGAAGATTTGACCGAGGTGTTCCAGTCGCCAGTTGATAATCAATTAGAAAAAGATGCAGAACTCCAAGTATACAAGATTGAAGGGGAAATCCATTACGACGAATGGTGGTGGTACAATACCCCCAGTTGCGAAGATGTAGAAGTACCTATAGAAAATCCACAGGGGAAAGTCACGGGGTATATGAACATTGGCCCAATTTCATTTCCATGTGTTGACGAGTCAAAAAACGTGACCCCTATTACGGGCACAGCCTTTAAAAGAACTTTTGTGGAAGCTCCTCCAGTCTCTGGGACTTACGACAAGGTAAACTCGGAATACATACAAGGAAAAACCAAATATTTTTACCCAACGCAGGATTACGGGGGTGACTTAACTTACGGGTTAGAGGATTACTACGAGCCAGCTGATTGTAGATGGATAACAACCATGGGCCGAGTTGGGTCTGCTGCAAATCACGTCATAACAGACTCTTCTAATTATGAACCGTATTATTTCATAAATAATCTGGAAAACGGTGAAGGGTCTCCCTTCCCAGGTTGGCATTGTAAGCTCAGTTTGGACGAAGGTTGGTGTCGGTCAAATGATCTTCATCTTATCGAAGGGGACTGTACTAGTCATGGACATGAGTGGGTCAAACCTGCGGCTTCCTGTATTCACCCAGCCCCTCCTCCACCGTCAGCCTTCCCGAATGAGGGTCCAGTAAGGGACATGAGCTTAAGACACAGTTTACGGATGGAAGACCATGACGCTTCTGTAAATTATTGGGACGATTTGAGATCATGGGAATGGACCGGATTCGTAATGGCTCCATTACAATTTACAGACCTGAGGTATAACACCCTTTATAAAGATCACTACTCCAACCCCGTGCTAAACGGCCCAAACTTAGGTAGAAGGGCGTTCTCTTTCAAAAATGCTTCCACCGCCCAAGTCGTTGATGGAACATGCGGGCCTCCTCAACAATTTTCAAACCCTAACGATTCAAACCAATCGTACAACTTCAATGGCGGGCCGATGGTCTACGCCCAAGTGTGGACGCAGAACAGAACCAAGCGACAACAAACAAAGATTGGCTTATTCGTTGGAAATCCTTACAGGTATTGGGAAGACCCTTATGGAACTTTTGATCTCCACAGGACTGGCGGTTGGAATTTCCCGATAATAAAAGAAGCATATGGGCAAGGCTGGGCCGAGACGGTTGGTGGTTTCGTTAATATAGATTTTCATGGCACTAAAATTTCACCCAACTATAACGAGGGGGGAGACAGGCAATACAAATACCAAGGAGAAGAAGAGTCCTTTTTCGTTGGAACGGGGATAGACCCTCAAACAAACGAAAGATACTCTGGCTTATGGAAAGGGGGGGGCGAATACGGGCCTTCATCTACGCCTTGGTTGCCCTATGACCCTGATCCCCCCGACCCATTTCATTACAATCAAGAACTGATTACTCCTCATAAGTTCTTTGGTATGGGGGATGGGTGTGTAGGCATACCAACGGAAACAGAGTGGTCGTTGAATGCGGGACAAAGATATTCTTACCATAGCATAAACCTAACGGGGATAACTCACCCGTATCTAAAAACAATTACAGGTGTCATAGCTGAAGAGGTTAATAAGTATACAAATGGCGTAGAAGAATTCTTTAAACCAGGCATACTGGGGCAGCATGGAGACAATTACTGGGATGATTTTGTCACTGGATGGATAAATACGGGAGACTACGCGGGGGAATCCGTCCACTGCTTGCACCTAAGAACTGGATACTCAACAACCCCAGGCTCACCCAAAACGAAGGTATACCATTGGTTGGGTACAGGTCAGTTCGATGTCCATTATAATTTTCCGTATAAAGGCGTAGATTGCCTAATAAACCACGGACCAATATCTCCATACCCAAACATGAGTAAATGTTGCGATCTCTTTGCCCCGCCTTTTAACGGGTGGACGGGCAATGCGATTTGTTACCCGACTACGACAACGACGATTGACCCATCAGCGACTACCACAACTTGCGATCCTTACGAGATGTGCACGACCACGACACTGGACCCGATGGCTCAGTACGAATGCGATGACGGAATAAAGGTAACTTGCCCAGACGGCCTAGCACCAACTGAGTTCTACAATTCGGAAATCGGGCTCTGTGATTGGGATATGTGCACAATGGCCGGTTGCTATACCAAAGCCGATTGGTGGGATGACGTTATCATGTGGGACTCTGGCATCTTCCCTCACGAAAGAGATTGGGCGGAGCGAAAGCACAGACAAAGGAATGAAAATCCACCCAGGTATTGGTACGGACCCTACGCAAGCACCCATTTCACGTTTTTATATCCCAACGCTCAAGCTGTGTTGGACATCCACTACCCTTCGGGGTTACGGGATGAATTCCCCGTGACGGGTTTCCCAGAAAAAATAACATTTGACGTAGAAATAGAAGAATATCTAGTAAAAGACGTGGTTTCTGGTGGGTATATAGATGAAGATGGGGCAATCGTTTGGGATGAAATTTTAAAAAGCGAAGAAGGCGGACCTGCGCCATCTTTTACAACTGGAAACTCGGGACAGCACGGTATCCCGTGGAATTTGGTTGATGAAAATTACGTACCGCTAATTGAAAGATCATCAGACTGGCCGCCTCTACCAGGGGAAACCACCCCACCGTACACGAAGGTTCCTGGGATAGGCGAATGGCACGATCAGGTAGTAAACTACGCCCTTGCGAATGGGAGAAATTTTTCAACCTACGATCACCCGACTCGATTTGATAGGGGTAACCAATACGCTACTGGAGTAACTTACGGGTACGGAACGACGACCTCTAATGCTTCCTATGGTCAATTGCATTTTCCAGTTGGGGGATTTAATCTTTACTCGAAATATTCGTTCTCACAGGAAACCACTTACGCTAGACCCACATTTACTCTTAACACCCTTGAGAATAATACGACTAGCTTGTTGAAGTCTTTGAGTCTCGGCAATGAAGTATTCTATGACTGTGGGGGCAACGGGCTTAAGATATTCGATCCAAACCTGCCTCTGGACGAGTGGGGCGGTGGCGATCAGATGAGGCATGCTTATGATTACTATGACCCTATCTACTTCATGCCCATGCAAAGTAATCTGAGGGAAACGGGCGTATATAATCAGGGCGGTCTTGCTCGGGAAAATGAGCCCTTCACGGGAACACTGGTTCACCCAAAGCAAATATACGGTGACCGTTGGATGGGTTTAAGACCACAGTCAGTGTTTAGTAAATTTACTTACGAACTTGAGTCAGGCTATAATGACGCGAGCGTCAACTCTTACGTTGCGGGAAGCCCAGGTGACCTAATCACAGCTGAGACTGGCCGACACGGGACTCACGAAATCCTTTACAACAGCGAATATGATCCGACTTGTGCAGAGATAATTGGCGGATGGGATGAAACTGCGGGTATGGGGGGAGGCATGTGGTGCGGAAATATCTCCGAGTGCTATGATACGTGTACCGGGGTTTCAGGTCCACCACGTCCCCACGAAGTAAGGCTTACGGAACATCCCTGTCTGAATTTCGAATTAGGCGATGAGGATGGCTCTTTCATCACGAGCAAGGATAATAGGGTTTGGCTGTTTAATTTAGACGCATCAGGAGTAGACATGCACGTCAGAGCACCCGATTGCCTTTCGGGGTATCTCTTTAACGTTGGGGATAATCCTGGGGGCGGTGCATTGATGGGCGGCACGATGTCTACTCCAGGAGACCTCCTTGATGACCTGGGATTTGGTGGCGGCTCCCTCAACTCCCATGCGGCTACCGCAGCCCTAGGGTTCCGCATAACAGGAACAAGCATGTTATGGAGCCTTGAGGAGGGAGCAGCCGTTCCAACGGAAGGAAATAAACAGATAGACTTCTTCAAGCCTGGGTGGGTGCAGGACCATAAAGTGGTTAGTTATAATGGGGCTATTTACGAAAAAGAGGGGATACTTTACGAAAAACCATCCGACGAAGGGTGGAAAATGGGAGAAGATGCCCAAGGAAATGTCACGGGATACGAAACTCTACTCCGGTACGGGACTAGAATGGCAGTTAGTGCTGGTTCATCTGGACCTCAAAACAAATTAAGGGTATCTGGCTGGAAAGAAACATCTAGGGTCGCGATCAAGCTTTCGAATTTTGAAATCGCAAATTACGGGGCGTTCCCTCACGATTCTTATTTTTCGATGGAGGAAAGTGGTAACGCCATGGTAACGGGCCGGTTGGATCATGTATGCGCGGCTGAAGCGTCCATTTATTCAGAAGGTATAGTGCTGGAAGACAAAAGTGATGACCCGTTGAGGGATGTATTGGACTACCCTCATTACGCCTCGCCGACAATCAAGAGGCCGGGGGTTGAGCTTCCTTCGGGGAACTATATATATGGCGAGTATACCCCTGACGAAGAAGTAGTACCAATGAAACATATTTCCTTGGCTCCATCTAGAATGATGGTAAGAAAGCTTGAATGGTTCATTATGGGCACAGGCCAAGAGAATTACTTTGAGTTATTTAAGGGAGAACCTCACTTCTACAACAGGTACATCTGGCCCACTCGAAGCGACATGTCTCAGTGGAACGGGGGAACGTTATCGTGGGAAAGTTCACCCCCGGTAGATGCCGTAACGTACCCGCTTACTGAACTGATGATCTCCGCTCAAGCAGGTCAACCGACCCCCGACAAGGCTCAAAGCGAATTTATCCAAAGAAACTATGCATTAACGCAACATATCGCTTTCTATGACGGTGTTGTGCTAGACCCGACGATAAATAAGGAGTGGCGGGTAGATTTGGACATTAAGTTCTCCGTCCAGCCGAAGACTTCCTACTTTGTTGCCCAGGGTACATCCGTATTGGATGTTATGAACGAGATTGTCCCTGCCGCCAAACAAACGCTATGGGAAGATGGTTCTGACTCTAGCGAAGGGGGCGAAGAAGGGGTGGTCGGGATAATTAGTGATTAACTTGATTTTTTCTTTGCTGATTTCATGTCAGAATACTTTGTGTAGATTTTGTTTGTCTGCACAATAATTCTGTCAGCAAATATGGTATTATCATCCTGCTTCTGTCCCACCACTACTACAATATTTTTATCTTCTGGAAGAACTCCGTTATTCTCATCTTCGCACATCTCAACCTTATCATTGAAAAGCATGACCTTGACTCTCCCTGTTTCGTCGTCTACCTCCGTGATAAGGTAGCGGTTCCCATTCTTTGATGTCCTTAGTGCTGGCTTGCTGACCACAGTGCCTATGAAGGTAACCTTGCGACCCTTTCTTTGCTCGTTTACCTCACCCAGCCCCATTAAATCGGGGCTTTTTTCTATGAAAATATCTTTTAGGGCTTTGCCGTATGTATATCCCAGTAAGTGTTTTTCATAATACCAATTCGCGAAGCTTTCTGACTTGCTGTTTTGGTCGTAAATAGCTTTATATGGAAGAGACTTTTTCTTAATGGTCTCGTGACGAGATTCTTTAACGCACGGCTTCACCACCCCTTTTTGTGTGACCTCGGTTTTAGATAGTAGGGTTTTAAATATTTGAACCAAGTCGTCCCTGTGTTGTCCAGCCAGCCCCAAACATAATCTCTTCTCCCTCTCTGTTAAGACGTTCCAAAGTTGCGCCTCGTACGCTACCTTTGATCGAGATTGCTTAAACCCCTGCAAAGCTCCCGAGTGAATCAGAGCGCATAAGATGCTTACCGTAAGTCCAGCCTCCTTGGCTGCTTCAAATACTTCTAGTTTCGTCGAGCTATCTTTTTTGAAGTCATTTAATTTCTGAATAGACTTATCGGAAATCCCTTTTATAGATATAAGGCCAAACCTAATGTCTTCCCCTTCCATGGAGAAATCCATTTTAGATTTGATGATGTTCGGCGGCAGCAAGGTTATGTTAAAGCTCGCCATCTCCTTTTGGATTTTTGAAATTTCGCTTATAGAGTCTCCCTCGTGGCGGGTCATCTTAAGTAAACTAAGAAAAAATTGCTGTGGATACTTGAACTTTAGATAGATCGTCGAGGCTGACAAGGCAGCATAAGAAATTGAGTGCGACTTATTGAAGGAGTAATTCGCCGAGTCTTCGAGAATCTTCCAGAGAATGTCTCCGATGTCGGGGTCGAGATTTTGTTCTTTAACCCTGTCCTTGATTTTCTTTTTCCATTTTTTTACTTCCGCTCTTTTCTTTTTACCGACAATACGACGCAACAGTTCAGCCTCGTCGAGAGTGAAGCCGATCTTGTTCGCCATCTGCATCATCTGCTCCTGATACAAGCAGACACCACCTGTTGATGCCAAAATGTCATCAAAGAATGGGTGTATGGATTCTTTCACCCCATTGTTTGAGTAGTTAGCATACTGGTCAACAAAAGCTAACGCACCTGGGCGAGCCAAAGCCAGCACAGCACTTAGCTCTTCTAGATTTTTAGGCATTACCTTTCGGCAAACCTTGTAATTAGTGTCAGCTTCAATCTGAAATAAACCGTGAGGGGTTTTTAGGTCTTGAAGGTTCCGATAGATTTCCTTTTCATTGAAATCAACATCTTCAACTTCGATACCAAGGCTTTTGCATACGTCATCTATGACTGATACAGACCTTAGGCCCAGTAAGTCCAACTTGACATTGGTCAAGGAGGTCCAATTCATGTCGTAAGAAGAGATAGATGCCTTCTCTGAGGAAAGTTCTGTTGGGCAGCTATCGTCCATATCTTCAAATGACAAGGACAAGGCGGAAGCGTGGACCCCTTTGTTTTTAATTAAGCCCCTCAGTTTTAGGGCGATATCATAAGACCGTCTATTCTCATCGCACCATTCTTGTAGCTCGCTTACCTCGTCATAAGCTTCTGAAATGTCCATAACCTTACCAAAAACCTTTGGTATCATAGATGAGACAAGGTTCATCTCCTGCTCCGTTTTACTCCCTACGATTTTACCACACTCTTTTACACAGAGTTTTCCGCTAAGAGTGTTGAATGTAATGATTTTGGATGTCCGACCTTGAAATTTGTCTTCCAGATACTTAATTACGTTTTGTCGGTTGTAGTAACAAATATCCAAATCAACGTCGCACATTAGGGAGCCATCAAGATAAGTTATACCCTTCACCACCTTCTTTTTTGCTCGAATCTTCGAGATAAACCTCTCGAAATAAAGACCGTACTTAATCGGGTCAACCTTGGTCACCCCAATCAGGTAAAGTATAAGGCTCCCCGCTGCACTGCCACGGCCAAGGCCCGTTGGTATATCGTTTCGTTCGCAGTAATTAATTACATCCCAAACTAAAAGTATATAATCAACAAAACCTAAATCTTTTAAAGTAGATAACTCATACTTAGCCCTATCAACATACTCATTAAAATTAGGGTCTTTTTTATTTATTTTTAAATTTTTAAATCCAGTGTTAGCTAATGAACGCAAGAAATCGTAATTGCTAATGTCTTCACTGACACCAATCTCTCTTTTGTACTTATCCTCTATCTCGAAAGTAGGTAAACGTACCCCGTGCAAGGGGAGGTCTATGCCTTTAAAGTGAGACTTAAAATCTATATCTCTATTTCCCATTTTAACTTGTTCCATACTTTTAGGTTTAGCTCTAAATCAACAATAGCATTATGCAGACTATCGTAGTCGTGGTCGAGCTTGTACCCCTTCGCTAAGGCCATCAGGTTCGTTCTAACGCCCTTTTTACGTGTATTGGCCATTCGGTACTGGTACTCCAGTAAAGTGCCCTCACCCTCATTGTAGGGCATCCCCATCTTTAACCCTCTGGCTAGGGCATTTGTATCTAAAATCTTAGGCATTATACTCTTATAATCGCAGTTATTAAGCCTGTAATAATCTCGGAGTAAGTAAAGGTCGAAGTGGAGCATGTTATGTGCAATGATCCAATCAGCTTTATCAAGCCAATCCTTGATGGTCGGGAAGGCTTGTTCAGGGGGGATACCCTTCTTCTCCATCGTTCTTTCGCTGTATTTGGTGATCCTAGCTGCCGCCTCACCGATTTTAAGGTCTGTATCCCACTTAATGTAAAAGTCTTTCTCGGCAGTTTTCTTGCCGTCCACAGCCTTAATCATGGCAATCTGCCAAGGGAGATTGAAGGAACTACTTAAGCACAAATTAAAGGTCTCGCAATCTATGAGAACATAAGTCTTAGACTTATCGAATCGGAGGAGGTGTTCACGCATGGGAACCCCCTGTTTCCCCCATCCAGCTTTCGAAGCAGAATTCATCGCTGCACATGTGGTCTATATTCGGTTTCTCTAGGCTGGACCTATTGTTAATGCATCTAAAGGTAAGGTAAGCTAAAAAATCATCCCTGTTCTTGTAGAAAATGCTTTTAATTTTTTGTACGGAATGACCAGAGGACTCGATATAATTTAAAACCCTGTCTCTAATGAGGTCATCGAATGGGACATCGTTGTCTTCTAGCAGAAACACGGGGTCGCAAAAGTCGAACTCGGGTATGCATGTTGCACCCTCTAGGGAATTTCGATGCAAGAAAGAATCATAAAATGGCACACACAACATCAGGTCATCATTATTCCAAAATGTTTTTAGGGTTTTGAAGTCCATGTTTGGCACGTAGTAGAACCCCTCTTTGGCAGCGAAGCTCCAAATTTTTATCAATCTTTTATAACCCTCCGTATTCTTGGCAAAAATGATATACTTACAACGAGACTTAAGGGCTTCCTCGTCTTTTTCTCCAATATCACACAAGAAGCTCAACCTAAGTCCAAAGTTAAGTTTTACTTTGTTGTCTTTGCTGTTTTGGTAAGCCTCCAAAAAGCCGCCGAAAGAATCCTCCACAAGGAAAAGCTCGTCTATATTATTTTCTAGAAGGATATCGAAAATAGAGGCGGGCGCGTCTGAGGCTTGCCCACCAGGAGCACCCAAGGTCAGTATAGACCTACCCAAAGAGTAATGAGACTTGAATACTGGAATTGTTGCGGTCACGGAGAATAGTATACCATATACTCGTTTTTTGTCAAGCAAATTTTGGACAGCCCTTATAGGTCATCTTAACTAACTTCTCTCCCTTTTTCGGTTTCAAGTCTTCTTGATTCAGGCTGGTTTTCCTGACCTTATCCTTCGGGTCTTTTATCGCGTAGTAGACTCGACCGAACTTGTACGGACAGGCCCACATTTCAGTCCCGTCTTTTTTGAGGTGACCCTCGTACTTAGCAAAGCCGCAGTTGAGACAACCACCCCACCCGCCATCAGATGGTTTTGGTTTGTCGGCTGCAAAATTGGAAACCGCAGAATCTTCATTGTAGTTTATGAGCTTCTTGTAAAATTCTTCAAGGTAGGCTTCAAACCCCTTGAGGGCATCATCGCTAAATTCTAATTTTTGTAAGGTAGCTTTCGGGAAACGCAAGAAAACGAATTTGACTATGGGTTTGAGTTTTGGCCAAAGTTTTTTTGCCGCCAAGCTATACATCATGGCTTGGACATTTGAATCTAGATCATCGCCTTTGAATTTTTTCTTGCTGGTTTTATAGTCGTGGATTTCAACTATCTTTTCTTTTTTAAAGACAGCTATCTTGTCCATTAGGCCATAAACTCTATAGTCGTAATCCTCGCCCGTGATATCAAAATTAAATTCTGGCTCTAGGAGCTCGGAGCATCCATCAACGTAGAAATCCTCATTAAGACCAACGAGAATCATCTTGTTCATTAGGAGATATTGGTCTTCGTTCAGTCCGTACTTTTTAATTCCATCGAGCATATGCTTCTCGGCTAGTGTAGATGCCTCAAAGGTTTTGTTCGCGACTATTAGATCGTAATGTTCTTTGTTCTCTGGAAGTTGGAGTATTTCAAAAAGCTCGTGACATATGCTACCCATCGCTAAGGCATCACTGGGTGGTTGGGGAATTTTGAGGTGATAGTTACACCAATAAGCCCAAGAGCAAGACTCCATGGACTTGATCCGTGACGCGGATAAATAATCTCCTTTGGGTTTATTACGCATAGTTAAAAAGGGAAGAGTGCCACTGTCTGATTTCGGCCTCAGTCATGTCACCGAAATCATTTTTACTAGGTAACGCTACTTGAATTTGGCTAGGGTCGAAATGGAGATATAATTTTTGAGAGGCTTCTTTGGCCGCCCTGTTGCCAGCTCCGTTTACTGTGTCGTCATTGTTAAATGAAATAAAAATTTTCTTTACGTCTAGCTTAATTAAGAGGGTCGTTATCGACTTACTTACGGTAAGGCCAAAAGTAACAATCGTGTTTTCGACCCCAGCGTCCCACAGAGCGAGCATATCTCCAATGCTTTCGACAAGGATTACTTCTTTTTTAGATTGTATTTGTTTTAGGTTGTACTTAACGGGAAAGCACCAATTAGATACTGACCCTATGTGTTTCCATTTCGCGATTTTGAAATCTTCAGGTATTTTGTTCACGTATCTACCGCTAAATCCGACTATCTCATCTCTGGAATTAAAAATAGGAAAGACATATCGATTTTTCATCTGGCCTTCTGATGCCACGCCCCCATTGAAGGTCTCCGTGGCTTCAATTGAAACGCCTCTCGACTCCCAGTAAGAATGGTCTTTACTTAGCTTAAGTAGTAGCTCCTTCGGGTATTTTTTGACAGAATCTACTTTCGGTTTTGGTCGGTTGCTGGTATGGGGCGAACCGTCCGGTAGCCTAGACTTAATCCATTCTTTTGTTTCTGTTATATCTTCTTGGCTTAACGAAATTCGTACAAGTTCTTCAAATTTTCCGCCACGTCTTTCTTTGTGGTCGTACCAAACGCCAGAATCTTTATCAATAGAAAGGACATCGGGGCTGTCTGAGTCGCGGTAAAGGGGTCTTGCCCTGAAGCTGTCGCCTCTATCAAGCAGTTCATAGCCGATTTCTACCAGAATTTCTTCTATTTTTTCACTTATCATAGTAGCTCCCCATCGTTGGCGTTCCTGTCTTCTGAGCTTAGTTGCATCCTCTCTTCGTCTGCTATGTCGTGAAGGGTTCCTCTTTCTTCAACGTTGAAGTTCTCAATTTCAAGGTTGATGTAATTGTTGTAAAATTTTTCGTTACCATTCGGGTCTCTTCTTCTAACTAAATCTTGATGACCCATCGCGTGTCGCCCCTGGTATCTTGCTTTTAGGTTAACGAGCATGTGAGTCCCCCTTTCTTCCCCGTCCCACTGGATTTCTTCTCTAGTTTTTTGGGCTAAGAAAAATGTAAAATCTGAAAACCATTGAACGCGATCAGACGAAGCGATTACAGAAGAGTCAATATTATCTCCAAGCTTCCTTCCTTCCCCTCCTCGGTTAGATTGCATGGCTATAACCACGGGAACTTTAAGTTCTATGGCAAGGCGTTTGAGCTTCTTGACTTTTTCACCCATGATCTGCCACTCAGCCCAGTTATTCGATGTCTTGTCGCTGCCTATCTCAAGAAAATCAAAAGCTATAACACAAGGCTTGTCTCTGCCAATCTCGGATAGCTTCCATTTCCTTGCGATTGAGCAAATTTCATCAATATTTTTATCCCCTACGTGGTAGTGGTGAACTAGTTTTTTTTCTAGATACTTTTTGACCTTTTCAAAACCCTCGTTGGTTTTCTTGTAGAGCTCCTTGTTCTTGCTCCATTGACCAGTTTCAAGATACCACATGGGGACTTTACTAATGGAAGCAAACATCCGCATCTCCACATCCAGTGTCGGCATCTCTGTGTCTAGCACGAGAGTCTTGGTCCCGTTTAGTTCTCCAGTTTTTCTGGCTAGGTCACTAAGGAAGGTAGTTTTGCCATTCCCAGCGCGAGCGACTATTGTGTAGAGGCACTTCGGCCTCAAGCCCCCGAACAATCTGTTAAAATTTTCATAAGGAATCTGAAGCCCCACCTCTTGTGTCGGCTCGTTCCCCCTTAGCTCAATCTCTTCGATGATACCCTCTAGCAGGGGTCTTGGTTTTGTGTCTAGGGAATAAAATTCGTTTACATTCTCAGCATATAGCTCGTCACATTCAGCTATCACTGATGAAATGGGCTTATCTAGGGTTTTACCAAGGTGGCTGATAATTTTACCAGCATTCCTTTCCACATCTCTTCTTATTTTTTTGTCCTTTAGATCACACGCAGCTTGCACCGTGGCTTTAGGGGATATTTGGGTAAACGAAATAGAATCTATGTAATCAAAGATGTTGATGTCGTCTTTAAAGGAAATCCCGAGGTTCTTAATCTTCTGGGCGACGGTAACGTTTGCGATTTCCCCACCTTCAAAAACGGTGCTCTTAATGCACGAGAAAATTGTAGAATGAACGTCTGAATAAAAATCTTTTTCCGAAATAATTACATCAATATCTGCAAAAATCCGAGGGTTATTGATTAAGCCCCCCAACACATGCTTCTCTGTCTGGTACGAGTATAGTTTTGTCATATTTTAATTCCGCATTTTGCCTCTATCAACTGATAACTAAGCTGGGGCACTTCATCTTGCTCTATTTCTATTACTTCGAAGTCATTCGACTCTAGCCAGTCGAGTTTTTTACAGTCCCTCTTTATGGACTGTAGGAATTTCTGCCTAGAGCCGCCATGGAAGAACTTGTTAAAGGTCGAATGCTGCTTCCCGTTCACTTCAACCGCGATCTTCTTGGTTGCGTTAAGTATATCCACCTTCAGTCTTGTTCCGTACACTGGGAACTCTTCGTAGACAATGTGATTCTTCCAGTACTCTTTTAGAAATTGTTTTGTTGCAAATTGTATCTTTGATCTCGATTTTTTATCCCAATCAATGAGGTACTTACTTACGTTTCGGCTCATTAGTCTACCTGTCACGCTGTGTAGCCTCATAAAAGTTTTTTAAATTTATCCACCAGAAATTCGGTGACCTTTTCTTTATCTTCAAGGTAGGAGACTAAGTTGCTCATCCCTTGGTGCTTCGGCTTTAGGTCGGTGTCTCCTATTTCTTCGACAAGCTCCTTGTCAAACTCAAACCACCCAGCGGCCTTTTTCTTGATGAATTCGAACTGAAGACAAAGGTTTATTAGCTCGTACTCGGTCCAGATGGAGCCGCCCATTTCTCCATATTTTATGGGCACGTCTACAATTTGGCCTGTCTTTTCATTCCTAGTCTTGGTAAATCTTAGCGAGCAATAGTGACCGATTCTTTTACCTTTCGCATCTATCGATGCTCCACTTGGGTTCTCCCATATATAAAGATTAGTCCACAAGGGCTTAATCTCCGCGATTAAAGAGCTATAAAAATTTAAGGCTTTCCCTCCCGACTGAGTGGTTCCTCCCGACGGAGCCATTGACCCCATGTTCATCTTGTAACGAGTTTGAGAGAGCACGATCAAGGCGTGACCGTTCTTTGTCAGTGGCAAGGTCGTGGCTTTTCCTACATGAGAAAAAACTACCGCTGATCCAGCTACCTTTTGGCCTTCGTCAAATTTCTTACCGAGGTCTGCTTTTTTAATTAAGGCATCGGTAGAGTCGATAACGAACAAATACCTATACGTTTCCTTATCTTCTCCCTTGCTGTTCTCGGTGATGAGCTCCTTAATCATCCCCATTGATGTCTCTAGTATGTTTGAATCAAAGCAGCACCATTTATTTTCGCTTTGGTCAATCCCTGAGCGTTCAACAAGCTCTGGGGTAAGTCGTCCCTCGGCATTTATATAAAAAACGAAACCGTTCGGGATTGTTTCTTGGAAAACTTTAGCCAAGTTCAGGGCGAAGCTGGTCTTCCCGCTCTCTGGCTCTCCCGACATCCTAAATATACCTGGACGTATCCCCCCGTCTAAGAAAAGGTCTAGCTGTAAGCTTCCTGTGCTGCACTTCCAATCAACCCTTTCGAGGTCGTTGTAGTGGTCTCCCTTGAACCTCTTGTCTTGGAGGAGCGAATTAATTCTTTTTTGACTCATTTAAAATTTCTATTAGGGTTTTCTTTCTTTTCGCGTAGCTCTTTTTCCCGATCCTTCTCTCTTGCGTCTTGTATTCTTTCGGTTTTTTAGGGGAATACTTCATCATTTTCCCCCTAACTCTCAATGCATACTTCCCTTCGTCGCTTAGGAGCCATGCTAGAGAATTCAATTTGAAATCAAGCTCTACTTGATTCCAGAAACGTACATCAGGACAGGAATTAAAAAGTTTTTTTGCTAATTTAATTTCCTTTGCCCACTTACCCTTTGTGAAGCCGTCTACATTCTTGAGGAATTTGTTTACCATGAAATGATAAAATCCTTTGGGGGCAGATGTACCTTTCTCTCTCATAAATCACAATAAGAGTGTAACGGAGACCTAGAAAAAAGTCAAGGTTTTTTTATGTCGTGCTTTACCATCTTTTGAACGAGCCCCTTAAAGTTCGTTTTGGGTTTCCATTTTAACTCCTTTCTAATCGGAGCGGAATCGCCCACCAAAAGTTCCACCTCTGCTGGCCTGTAGAACTCTGGGTTAACTTTTACTAAGGGAATTGAGTCTTTCTGGTAGGAGTGAAGAAAGACTGAGCTTTGATCCTTGCCAACCCACTTAGCGTCTATGCCAGCACAGCCAAAAGCCTCCTCAACGAACTCTCTGATTGAATGAGCTTCTCCGCTGGCGAGAATATAATCTTTGGGCTTTTTTTGCCTTAGCATTAACCATACCCCCCTTACGAAATCCTCACTATCACTCCAGTCTCTTTTGGCATCAAGATTCCCGAGCTCTATCGGGTCAAATTCAGGAAGTGTACCGTGACGGCTCCTCCACTTATCCACATCTTTCATTTCGTGGTAAATGCGAGCGACTCCTTTCGTGATCTTTCTTGTAACGAATTCTTCCCCCCGCCTGATGCCTTCGTGATTAAATAATATCCCGTGGACAGCAAAGATTCCGTAGCTTTCCCTGTAGACTTTAACCACATGTCTTGCCGTGCATTTTGAGGCTCCGTATGGGCTCCTAGGTTTTAGTGGGTGCAAGATGTCTTGAGGACAGTAGTCAACATTCCCAAACTCTTCGCTGCTCCCCGCGCTATAAAATCTACAATTTGGCTTATATATTTTTATGGCCTCCAAGCATCTTATCACCCCAAGAGCATTCGTCTCAAAAATTTGGAGCGGCATATCCCAGCTGCACCCGACAAAAGAATTAGCACCAAAATTAATAAAATACTGAGGCTTTATCTTTTTCACTAATCTGTTTATGGAAATTTCATCAGTAAGGTCTCCATCAACCAACTCGAAGCGGGAAGATTTGGAAAATGTTTCTATGTTTCTGAAATTCGGCGTAGCACTTCGGCGCATCATGCCGTATATCTTGTGCCTGGAATTCTTCAACAAGAACTCGGCCATGTTCGAGCCGTCTTGCCCAAGAATACCCGTGATAATAACGTTCGCCATTTAGCCTTTCTTAAAAACAGCAGTTAGATAGCTTGCGTACCCGACTTTTTCTCCCCTTATAGTGTCTTCTATGTTCGAGTAATGGATTACGGTGTACCCTTGTCTCAGCATAAACCTAGTAAGTGTTTCGTCGTTAAAATGCCAGATGTGTTCGTTGGGTTTTCTGTGTTTCCAATTTTCGAACCACTCTTCTGAAAAGTAATGACACCAAGGGGTCGTTATAAGTAGGTATTTACACTGTATCTTCTCAAGAAAATCTAAATCAGTCATGTGTTCCAGACTGTTGTGGAAAGTAACAACGTCATAGTATGCGCCCGTAGCATTACTCACAGATTTGATATTCGATTTCGGTGGCAAGGGGTAGGCTGGGCCGATATCAAAACCATAGCAGTCTTTAACGACTGTGGAGCATCTTTCTAAAAAATTACCCACGCCGTAGCCTACATCCAAAAGCTTAACTATCGGTTGGTTGATGACCCCTAAAAGGAGACCCAATCGCAGACAAGATAGTTCATCCTCTTGCCCTCCAAGACTATTGCTGTACCTTACAGCGTATTCCTCGTCGTAAGTTGGGGGGGTGGGCTCTGTCTGCTTAATGACTCCAGACCTGAATTTTTCGTAACCGTCTATCATGCTTGTTCCTTCGATAATAAATTTGTAGTTGAGTATCCCTCTTTGTAATTAAAAATTTTCACCTCACAGAGGTCATTCCCCACTACGTCTTCTTTTTTATAGTCTCCACCCTTGACTACTATGTCTGGTTTGACTTTTTTTATCAACTCATAAGGAGTATCTTCTTCAAAGATCAAGACTTCATCCACGAATTTCAAGCTTTGAAGAACGTATTTCCTATCCTTTTGGCTGTTTATGGGCCTATTCTTGCCCTTAAGTTTCCTGACGCTACTGTCTGAATTTAAGCCTACAACAACCTTTCCGCCAAGGTAGCAGCCGCTACAAACTAGACTATCGCAATATTTCAAGAGTTCTATGTGACCCCTGTGCAAAATATCAAAGCAGCCATTCGTGAAGACTGTCATTTTTTTCTAACTACAAAATCAATTTGGCATATCGCCAAACCGAGAGTCTGGTCTTGATGAAAGTTGCGGAAACTAAAATTTTCCAAGACCGTCTCTGCCAATACTTTTTCAACGAGCCCCTCTTGCTCGAACTTCTCGATAAACTTTAAGACGTTTACGCTTTTTGGTAAGTCAGATTCCCATTCGAGAGTCCATGAAGAGTAATGCGGGGCAAATTGACTCGGCCACATACATTTTTCGTAAAGGATTTCGTGAGGGACACTGGTGAAAAGTATCCCCCCCGGCTTGCAAACCCTGATCCAGTGCCTGAAGGAGCCATATGGATCGTCCATGTGTTCCAGGCAGTGGGAGCTATACACGAAGTCAAAAGAGTCATCTTCTAGGTTGGAGCAGGTGTTGCCGTCGTTTATAAGCTCGGTCCCCTCTTCGTTGTCGTACTCAACCAGTTCGGTTATCCCGTTAAAAATTGTTTGAGAAAGGGGGGCTTTCCCGCAACCTATGTCCAGGCCTCGACCCTGGAAAAAGTTGCCGTATCCCTTTTTTACCCTGTATTCGTATGATTTATTTGTTTCGTTTCCCATGGTTAGCAAAATAGTTTGGTGTATTTATCTTTATTGTTTCTCACATATTCTGGTAATACGTTTTCGTCTTCTATTTTTTTTACTTTAACTGAGTTGTCGTCCGGGTGGTTTATGTTCCAAAACCCCTCCTCGAAGACTCTTCTATTAAAAATCTTTTCCATTTCTTCTTCGGATGGTACGTCTGATTTGTCGAAGGGCTCGATGCAGGACAGTGATTTTTCTCTTACTTTTTCGGGGCCACCCATAAAGCTGAAGTGCCAGCCCCTTGGTGTGGAGTGGTTGGATGTGGTGTTTCTTACGCTCCACAGCTCTTGCGGAGAGTACATTCTTAGGGCTGCCCTTGTTACCCCTAAGCTATGTCTTGATGTTTTTTTCACCTCAGTCTCCTCTTTCACGTCATAGCATTGCATGTTCAGGAAATAAGAAAATGTATTTTGGGTGAAGGAGGTTATTGTCTCGTGTTTTATTTTTTTCGTATTTGCTTCTAGCTCTGTCAAATTTGGTATCTCGTCTAAGTCTGATATAAGTATAACATCATCGCCTTTCAAGTTCAAGGACTCAACCCCTATGGTCGCTCCGTTCCTTTGAAAATTCTCCATTCCCCAGTCATCATTAACTTGTCGGAAATCACCCACAGGGCAAGAGTCCTTTTCTAGTTTAACGTGAACTATTTTATTTAAAAACTTATTAAATTTTTCTTTATTCTCTTCAAATACGAAGGGCTTATCTTTTAGGGTCTGGGTTTTAGCTGCTTCCACTAAGACAAAATTATCCACGTAAGGGTCAAGGATGTTAAGTCTTATTTCTAAAAGCTCCAGCTCGTTAAAGAATGAGAAACAATCGACAATCATATCTTGTGCAGTGCGTTTGTTATTCCAATGTCGTAATCAAACTCGTTAAAGTACTCAGAATCAAAATCAATCCAATCGTCAAAGCCCTCCCTAAATGGGTGGAACTTCTTTAACTGATCTTTATCGAAGTGGCTGTCTTGGATAATGACCTTTTTTCTGACCCGTGGATAGCACCTTGCCACATGATACATGGCTGAGTCAAGGCCAATAAAAATTTGACTGCTCGCAATCACTTTAGCACTTTCCCAAAAGTTCGCCCCCCTAAAATCTATAAATGGTGTCGCTTTATCTGACGAGCCGCCGACTTGCATGATGGTCCATTTCTCGTATTTCTGACGGATAGTTTCTATAATTTCGTCAGACAAGCTCCCCCTGCTTTTGCCGGTGCAGTGAACTGTCACCATCGGTGGTTTAAAATCTTGCGGGATATCTTCGTAGATATACAATCGGGGGTGGCGTAGGAACATCTTCATGTCCAAGGCGGCACACCATCTCTCTGATTTTGATAAGAAGGGGTCACTCCAGTCTGGGTTGTGCGGGAAATCATAGTTCCAAAGGTCTATAATTTTGTCTGCCTGTTTGTCTCGTACAACAAATGGATTATGATCCCAGACAAAACTTTTCGAAACATCCACGAGTTTCTCACCGTGCGTTCGGTAAAAATTCTCCGGTATACAGGCGAACTGGAGAGCGTCTCCGCTAACGTTGTTTGGGGTTATGATGCCTAAGCTCATGCGGCTTACCGTTTGGTTTTTTCTTCGTTGACCGTGTATTTTCTTCTCACTAGTTGGGTGTCTATATCTGTAATGTAAGGCAGCAGGGAGTAACCTCCGTCTTTAAGGATTCTCTCCGCTACTTGAGCCACGTAAACAGCATCAAAATTTAAAGGGAAAGAATGGTGAGGAAAAGGCAGCCACCTTATTTGATGAGAAGGGATTGATTGGTGCGGTTTGTCGGAGTGAGACGAGAAAGTCAGCGTCGGCACATTAGCTCCATAGGCCAGACACCGAAAACCAGAGTCGGTGGAAACCATTAATTTTGATTTAGTTATTATGTCGAAAGCTTTGCTAACGGTTGTGTTAATTAGCTTAACGTTGTCGCTTAAACATTTTTCATAAAAGTGATTTGTTTCAGGGGTCGAAATGATAACGCAGGGAAGAGTCTTGGATAACTCGCCGACAAGGCGGGTCACGTACCAGTCTTCCAGCCTGTGTCCAACGGAGGTTTCAGAAACGAGGTGGAGCGTAATGAATTCGTCCGGTAAATTCTCCTCGTATGTTTCTGATATCTTTGGCTTAGGGAAGAAATAAAAATACCTCAACCAATCATAATCATGCTGCATCCATTTTAGGGAGTCTATATGAAGATCGTAGAATTTGTCATAGGATTTCATCTCCTTGACGATTTCGTCTGGGACATTTTCTAGAGCACCGTAGTAATTGTCTTCACCAAATTGACAGTCTACCCAGAACTCTTTGTGTTTTTTATTTTGTATTACCTTTATATCTTCGTAAAGATAATGGTAAGCACAAAGGATTCCTTCTTTTTGAAAGGTGTTACCTTCCGTGTCGGAGTAAGCCGTTATTTTGGCCGACGGGTACTTGTCTAGTATCGCTGGAACAAATCTGTTAGCAAGCAAATGATCGCCTAGCCCACCTTCTAGTCTGACGCTTATGTTCATTAGCCATTATGGTTCACGAATAACACATCTTTTTCTACCTCTTTCTTCGTCTTGATATCAACGTAGCTAATTTTAAACTTAATCGTATTAAACCTAGTCTGCTTGAACTCCTTCAATTTCATGAAAGTGAACTTCAGGCCGAATCCCGCTGATGGCTCTGGAAAATCGAAGGAGTGCTTTTCCTCTCCGTCGTCGATAACTGATATTCGTTTGATCTTTATCCTTCCGTGGGAAGCCTGAAGGCTTTCGAGGATTTGTACTACCCCAGCCTCCTTATAGCGCATGGTTTTTTCTGCTTCAGTGGCGAACCTAAGATTTCTTAAAAGTATTCCGAGTTGCCCGCTTTCGCCTATGGCTGCATACTCCAGACCAAAACCGAACACTTCATCAGTGTTAAAGGTTTCCCCAGTTTCGCAAACCATGTAGCCATAGAAGGTGAAGATTTCATCCTCTGGTTCGATGTCTGTTAACGCCCTAAAGAGCATCGTCTTTTCCTTGACCTCCCATGAGGCGTTATTTAATCCGTTTGCTGAATTGTATATGGGACCATAGCCGAGAGGTAGGCATTGATAACTGTTGCCTGTCCTCTTTTCTGCGGGGGTGTTGGGCGGAAACCACTTAAAGTAATACTTACTTGGGTGCTTAAAACCAAACATTTGCTTTACTTCTTCGCGGTGTAATTCCTCTTCGGATATAAAGCTTTCGTCCTTTAGAATGTGGTACAACTTGTCGGTTACGCCCTGTATCCGAGGCCATAAAATAACAGGCACTTCCTCCAAGATTTCCCCATGCTTTATCGACTCAGTTGCAAAAACACCGAACCCTTCCAGCGGAGATTGTCTTACCTCCATTTTATCGTAGCAATTAGGCAAGGACGTGGATGCGCCAAGCGGGCGGCTAGGGTCACCGATAAGGGGTTTAGGCTCAAGGGCTCCTATCATGCGGTGGGTTCCGGGTGGGACCGTGGGGGGGATGTAGGGCTCGTTAGGTTTTTCTTGGGGTAAGATTTTTCCCAGCGGCTCGGACTCCTCCTTTTTCTGTTCTTCAGTTTGCATGGGGGTGTCCCTTTCCTTTACATTTTTTTGAGTATGTTTTCTTTGCTTCTTCTTTGACATGATCTACTCCTCTTGTCCTTTTTCTTTTCTCGCTAAGTTGCGCGGACAAGTCCCACATCTCTCCTAGATTATAGTTTTTATCCTTCGTCTTTCTTACGAAATCTTCACAAGTTGTGTCAGCGTCGATAAGGCTATTGTTTACGGCCATATTTGGGTTTGACCAAACCCTAACCCACTCGATACCGTCTTCACCCACAAAAGAGTGGGGCTCGTTCATTCGCTGAACAACCTCCATTAGCTCCTCTGTTTTTGGGTGTCGAAAGACGTAGACGGGCATGGTTACGGTGTCGGGTTATTCGCTTCTCGAATGTCTGGGTTACCTTCAGGGAATTGGGTCATCACTGACATCTGTTGCTCTTCCTCTTTATCGCCTTCTGGTGTTCCAGTAACGTACAAGTTAAATAATTCTTCACATTTTGTTTTAGCAAATAATAGAAGAAATGATCCCTCGACTTCTTTTGACTCGGCAAAGAACGAGTCTTGAAAACCCGCGCTCTTCATGTGTTCGACTAGTTGGCTTAATTTGTCTTCCTTGATCTTGGTTTCAAGGCATACAAAGTTGCATTTGTTAACTCTTTCAGAGGACATTAGTATCTCTGCCTCCGCGTACCCGATGCTCATTTTCATTAAGTCTATTTCAGTTTCGGGAATTGATGTTAGCAACTCATCTAGGGTCACAAAAAAACTCAAATCCGAAGGAGCACCATCCTCATCTGAACGAAGCCCTACGTGAGCAAGGTAAAAGAAATTGTTTTCGTTTTTTGGGTATTCGAGTTGAGCGAATCTTGTTTCAGTGTAAACCCCCAGCCTTAACAGGGAAGCCTTGTCACTGAAAGCTTCGAGATTTTTACTCATTACCCTGTAGCTGTCACCGAAAGGCTCCACCGAGTAAACCTTGTCGGCCCCGCGCATCAAACAAAGAAGGGAGAAGGTTCCTATGTGAGCACCAATATCCAGAACAGTAACTTTTTCTTTTTCGGGTAACGTTTTTAGCCTGTAGTTGTTGGCGTAAAACACCTTATCTAAGATGTACTGGTCGTCGGTAAATGTTCTTATTGATATTTCTGGTGTCATAGCTTGGATAGGATATTATTTAATAGTTTTTCTTTTGTGAATTCTTCTTGCAGCTTCACGCCCTCCTCGTTTAGGGGGTTGCTTTCAACTTTCTTAATAGTCTCTTCACAGGCGGAGATGAAATCGTCCTCATCAAAATCAAAGATTTGCCCTTGGTTATGGTTTCCGCCTTTGTGGAAGAACACGCCGTCCGTGGAGTCTATTTTCCCGCTGGGCTCTACCAGTGTTGCGTTCTTTTCGTTCGCCCACCCCTTGTATCCATGAGCATTCATTATTACTCCGTGTTTCCCGATCCCAATGGAGTGGAATTCTGGTAACCCCCACCCCTCTCCACCTGACATACCTATAACAATGTGGGCGGAATTCAGGAAGTCGTTATATACTTCGTTTTCACCCATGTAATTTAGGAAGTTGATATTGAAATAGTTTTCCCCATCAAGAGCGTTATGAACGAAGCCGTTGTTTTGTTCGGGGTTTAGGAAGTGATTATAAAGCGCACAGTGCAGGGTATACTTTTTGTTGTTGCCCCATTTTTTAGCCCAAGCCTTCAAGACCTTATCGTGTCTCTTGCGCTTTTCCATTTTGCCCACCAAGCTGAAGACTATCCTGTCATCATCGAAATATTTTTTATCTGTAGCCTTAAAATTAAAGTCATCAAAAGCTAAGGGGATATATTCGCAATCCGCACCAGAGCTTCTAAAAACATCGCAGGTATATTTTGAAGTAAAAAAGGTTTTATTATTTTTAGCTATGTTTAATTCTGTTTTCGTGGGCGAATCTAATTCGTAAAAGGACAGGAGGGACTGGTCCTTTGAGAAGGACTCCATTGAGCCCATTAAATGCCACAGTTTAAGGATGGGGGTGTCTCTCGAATGATTCTCTAATGCGTCAGCCGTCCTTTTCTGAAGCCATAACTCGAATAGGTCATCTTTTTGCTGGGTAGAAAGATCAACCTGACCGCCAAGGGGAAACAGCTTCAAGTCAGGCAAATCCTCCCCTGACAAGACTTTTTTATGATAAGTCTTGAGCAGGAGAGTTGAGATTTGCCCGAATGAAACGGAGTTTATAGGTACGTTAAACGCTATGGAACTCATTTAATAGGTCGTTAGGGGCGTTAGATTAACTCTTCTTCCACAACGGTGGTTGCTTCTATCACGGGCTGCTTAACCGTCTCGTTTTGCGTATTGTTTGAGTTGGTGGGGTCAGTAGACTTGTAGACCCTGTAGTCGGGATGAGTATCCTTTTTCTTATGTTTGTTGGTGAAGATAACCACCTTCACTTTGTTGTCATCACCATCAGTGAAGTGACCAGAAAAATATTTCTGGTTCGGACTCTCTTTTACCCACAAAGCACCTATTTCGCGCTTTGCCCATTCGTTTTGTTCTGAGTTTTGTTCAGTCATATCGTAGGGATAATACTATTGTTCTGGAAACGTGTCAATGTTTATTTTTCCTTTAAGTCTATTTTTTAAGATACCGAGCCCCTTCTTGTGTAGGTTGATCGCGGTTTGTATGCTCATACTGAGGCTTTCTGATATGTTTTTCCAAGTTCCATCTTTTTTTGTATCGTAAAAATATCTCATGCGAAAGATTTTTTTTATCCTAGAGTCTTTCAGATCATCTAGTGTCGATAGCATTATCTCAAACTCTTCTGACAGGTTATTGGTGTGGTCGGGGGCAAATTGGCTATCTTCTATGAAATCGTGAAGCTCTTCTGTGTCAGCGTTAAATATATATTTTTTTGAATTTACATAGTTCAAGCACGTAAATTTAGCATAATTACCTAGCCACGTTGAAAATTTTGTTTTCCTTGATGGATCGAATGACTGAGCACACTTTAATACTATTAAATCTTTTTCAGCGTACACATCTTCTGGCTGTACGCCTGACTTTATCAGGGCGTATTTGTATTTTTGGCAGATTTTGTAGTATACATTCTCATATCTTCGGCAAAGCTCCAGAAAACTATCTTCACACCCGTGTATTTTCAGCCTTTTCGTAAGCTGAGAGTCCGTTTTCTTTTCTATTGAGCCACGTAATGAAGGCATCTATATGGGGGTCAAGTTGTCTGTCTATATCTCCTTTAGCTCTTTCCCACTCAACAGTGTAGTCCGCCTGAGCTTCTATCAAGGGGTCGTTCCTTCGCTCCTCTTCGTTTATTGGCTTTCTGTAGTGGTTGTAGCTAGTGAAGCCACGGTCAATGTGTTCATACATAGAAATATGAACAAGGAGCCCGCCCAGCTCCTCCTTCAGCCAGTAAACCTCGTCTTTGGGAAAGTCGTCATATCTTATATCTGTAATTACGACGACTGAACTAGCTAGATTATTTTTTATTTCTTTATTTAATTTATTAATCCAGTGGCGACCCTCAGAAAGGTTTCTCTTAAATGCTCCGTGGAACACCAGAAGGGGGCGAATCGAATCCTTTTCTTCGCGAGTACAGGTTAGTGGGTTGACACCATATTGATCCTCTAAAAACGGAGCAACCTCTTCTTTCAGCGCGTCCGCGAGGGAGAACTTTTGACAATTCAATTTTTCGGAAAGCAAACTGAAGAATAAATCTTTTCCTGCTCCCGCAACACCAGATAAGCCTATGATCATCTTAAGTATACTATTACGGTTACGGGATTAGTTAAAGCTAAAAGATGGTGTGGTAATTTTTTCTTTAAGCATAAACACAACACCCCCCACCGAAGGGGGGATGCTGTGTAGCGTGTGCTGCTTTTTCTTTGAAGCCCTATGTTTTTAAAATGGATGGGTTGTTCCACGACACGCTGCAAATCAGTTTAAAACTGAGCCTAACTACCGTTTTTTTGGCGGGAGAGACCGTACCACAGAAAACTCCGCTTACGTTAGGCCACCTAGCTTTCGCTAACGATGGGGTAAACCTTGGCACTTAACCAAGTGTCTTTTGATTACATGCAGTTTGTAATCAGCCGTCCCTTGATTCGGCAGTAGGCTAACTGCCACGCTTACTTTGCTTCAGCTATCTTAGGAAAACTCTTCAGATTTCTCTCCGCGAGCTTAAAGAGGGCCACCCTCTTTTTGGACGGACTAAGGATAACAGCATCTTGATTGTCGTCAACTATTTTTTTCATCGTCGTCCAAGCCAGCCTCTTCCTTGTATTTTTCCTTGTAGAAGTTCAGGATGTGAAGGACGTTAAGTACGTCTTTTGAGTTAAGGTCGGCGGGGTCGCTCCAATCGCTTTTATCTTCAATGAGTTCGCAGAAACAGTTGATTTCTCTTGATATGTAGCTTGCCATTTGAGCGGTGACATCAATGCTTTGCGAGTTGGAATCCAAAGGCTTCTTTAGTATGTAAATTACCTTAGTCTCGCTGTCTTTCAACTCCTTGTTCCAAGTCGTCTGTTGCTGGCGAGTGAGAAGCTCACTTTTGCACCAATCGTCTAACGCACACTGGACCGCCCCCTTGTCTCTCGCTGGAAACTCTGTTATGAGTGTGATCTTTCGGAAGTCTTCCTCCATAATAAAGGAATCGCTTTCCTTGAAAAATTCCCAGAGTTTACTGTAAGCTTCGAAAACTGTCATATTTATTGTATTGAGAATTGTCATTTTTTCGTAAAGAAAGTTGACTTTTGGGCATAAGTTTAATATTGTGCTTCCACGATGTCAGAAGAAGAGAGAATAGATTGGTACGAATACTCCATGCTTCTGGCTTTTGCAGCGGCGAAGAGAAGCGAAGACCCCTATAGGAAGGTGGGTGCTTGTGCCCTTAATAAAGACAAAATGGTAGTTGGCCTTGGCTACAACGGGCTGGCTTCAGGCAGGGATGCGCCAGAGGGCTTCTGGAGGGACAGAGACTCTCGTCGGCAATACATGATCCACGCGGAGACGAACTGCCTTTCTTTGTGTAAGAGGGGTGAGGTCGAGTTGCTGACTGTCACGCTTTTGCCTTGCTCTTATTGCGCCACCATGATAGCAGCTTACGGAGTTAAGGAGGTCCTATATCATGAAGAGTACGAAAATGACCAAGCGGCTAAAGATATTTTTAGTTTCTACAATATAGATATGCTAAAGTTTGATTGATATGGAAATACTACACCCCACCTTCATAACGGTTGTCTTGATGTACATTTGGTTTGAGACGGAGGCTTTTGTTGATTATTGCGACACCTTTAATTTAGGGGGGGTGATGTTTGGCCTAGCTAAATACAAGGAGAAAAAAGAGCGGATGCCCATGGTTGACTATCATACCTTTTTACTAATGGATGCCCCCGGCTCGTTCTTCATCAAGCTGATAACTTGCCCAGTGTGCTTAATCGTATGGATTGCTCCGTTGACTTCTTTTTTGTATAATGAAACCATGTCTTTCCCTATAATATTCATGGAGATACTGTTCTCGTGGACGGCATTCTTCGCGTTAAAGACCCTAGTTAAAACATCGGACGGATAAAATGGCCAATCACCCAGCTATAGATAGAATTCTAAGACAAATAAACGCAGAGGACATGAAGGAGGAGCTTATGGCTCCCGAGAATTCTCTGGGAAGAATTATGGAGGAGGAGTCGGAGGCGGCTGCCGAGCGACCCGAGCCCCTAAAAGATGTCAGCGAGGTTTTTTCAGATGAAATTTTACAAGAGACAAAGGAGGGCATAGATATTATTGAGGAAGAGCGGAAGAAGAAAGAAGAAGAGGGAGCCAAAGAATCTCGGGAGATTATGGAAAAAATAGAAGCCGGGGCCGAGCTTGCTGATTTCGCCCCGCCAGAGACCAAGGAAACGTTAGGTCAAAATATATCGCCCGACGTGAAAGAGTATCTTGATTCCGAGAAAGAGGAATATGCGTTTCATTCTTGCTTTGACTTAAGGGACTTCTTCCGTGATAATAGAGACAGCTTTGATGAGTGGGCTCACCCAGCGATAGACTCGGTGCTTTCTGCCGTGGACACGATTACCTCTGGTTGCAGATGCAAGCTTAAAGAGAGAAGAAAGATGGTTGAGGACTACTACGTTACATTCATCACGCAAAACCAGCACAACTCACTGATCGGCACAATGAAAGAAGTTTTAAAAACCAAAAAAATCAAATTCTTCTCTGAAGAGAAACTATTTCTTGATATATGAGACTTGAAGATGTCAAACAACGCTTGCTCGGGCTCCTAAAAGACCACTACGCTTTTGAAGATCACGAGCTTAACGATGCTTTCGGGGGCTCGGTGCTGAAGGAGCTGGACGTGGACTCCATTGCCCTGCTTGAGCTTTTTCTCGTCATCGAGGAGGGGTTCAACCTTGATCAGAGGCTGTCCGATAGGCTTGACATGAAATCATTAATGGACAGTAAGGCGGACGACCTAATCGATACCGTCTCTATGGAGATTCTTAAGATGTGGAAGGAAGGCTTAAAATAAAAGAGACTCATCGGGCTTTTTTTCTTCTCTTTGAGTAAGGTTGTGATATGATTCTTCCAACAAATGGAAGAACCTATCCTTACAAACAACCCGAACCGTTTCGTTGTTTTCCCAATTAAACACCCAGACATCTGGGATTTTTATAAAAAAGCAGAGGCGAGCTTCTGGACAGCGGAAGAGGTTGACCTTTCGGACGACCTAGAACAATACGACTCGCTAGAGCCCGGGGAGAAACATTTCATCAATAACGTGCTCGCTTTTTTCGCTGCTTCCGACGGGATAGTTAATGAAAATCTTGCAGAAAATTTTGTTAACGAGGTTCAGTATCCAGAAGCTAAATTTTTTTACGGCTTCCAAATCATGATGGAGAATATCCACAGCGAGATGTACTCTTTATTGATCGACACTTACGTAAAAGACCCCGCCGAGCAGCATAAATATTTCAATGCGGTAGATGAGATTCCCTGCGTAAAGAAAAAGGCAGTGTGGGCCTTGGACTGGATTCACTCCGCGAGTTTCGCTGAAAGGTTGATTGCGTTTGCTGCGGTAGAAGGGATTTTTTTTAGTGGCAGCTTCTGTTCTATTTTTTGGCTAAAGAAAAGGGGGCTGCTTCCTGGTTTTAGTTTCTCAAACGAGCTTATTAGTAGGGACGAGGGGTTGCATTGTGATTTCGCCTGTCACCTCCACAACCATCATGTGGTTAACAAGGTTCCAAAAGAAAGGATTCAGGAAATTATTTCCTTAGCGTTAGATATCGAGAAAGAGTTCATCACCGACTCGTTGCCCGTTGACCTAATTGGAATGAATTGCAACTTGATGAAACAATATCTTGAGTTCGTAGCCGACAGACTTTTGGTGGACCTGAAATGTAAAAAAATATACGGGACTCAAAACCCATTCGACTTTATGCAAAATATTGCGTTGCAAAACAAAACAAACTTTTTTGAGAAAAGGGTGGCTGAATATGCAAAGGCAAACGTCGGAGGAAAAGCGAGTGCAGAATTAAACTTTGATGCGGAATTTTAAAAATGGAAGTCTTAAAACGTAACGGCAGCACAGAGCCCGTAAAATTAGATAAAATAACGGCCAGGATAAAGAAGCAGACCTATGACCTTAATCAAGACCACGTAGACTACATGGAGGTGGTTAAAAAAACCATCTCTGGCCTGTACGACGGCATAACCACCACAGAGTTAGACAGTCTTGCGGCGGAGACAGCGGCAAGCCTATCGTCTACCCACCCAGACTATTCTTTTTTAGCGTCCAGGATTGCTTTAACGAGGCTTTACAAGTCCTTGGTTAAGCCTTTCTCGAAGAATGCGAAAAGAATTTATGAGGATGGATTTATTTCTGAAGAGGTTTACGAGGTTATCAAGAATAATGCTCGAAAAATCAACTCTCTGATCGTCGGGGATAGAGACTTTAATATAGACTATTTTGGCTTCAAGACGCTGGAGAGGAGCTACCTTTTAAAGGTCGGTGGAGAAATAGCTGAATGCCCACAATACATGTACATGAGGGTAGCTTTGGGTATTTGGGGCGACGATTGGGACAACGTACAAAAAACATACGACATGCTTTCAGAGGGGATGTTCACACACGCAACCCCTACCTTGTTTAATTCTGGAACCCCATGCAACCAGCTTGCTTCGTGCTTCCTTATAGGGAATAAGTCGGACAGTATTGATGGATTATTTGATACGCTTAAGGACGTTGCTCATATATCAAAATGGGCTGGAGGGATCGGTTTGCATGTTCACAATGTGAGAGCTAAGGGCAGCTTCATTAAAGGCACAGGAGGGCAATCTGACGGCCTTATACCCATGATGAGAACCTATAACGAGGTTGCTCGATGGATAAATCAAGGAGGCAAACGCAAGGGGTCTTTTGCCATATACCTTGAGCCGTGGCATTCGGATATTTTTGAGTTCGTAGAGCTTAGAAAAAACCACGGGAAAGAAGAGATGAGGGCTAGGGATTTATTTTTGGCACTTTGGATTCCCGACTTGTTCATGGAAAGAGTCAAGAACGATGAGGAGTGGAGTCTATTTTGCCCCAACGAGGCCCCGAATCTTTCGGACATGTTTGACACCCCGAAAGGGAAGAAATTTACAAAGCTATACCTTAAGTACGAGGAAGAAGGGTTAGCCAAAAAGAAAGTTAAGGCGCGAGACTTGTGGACGGAGATTTTAAAAGCTCAAATGGAGACAGGAACGCCGTACATTTTATATAAAGATGCAGCAAATAATAAATCGAACCAGAAAAACGTAGGGACAATAAAGTCTAGCAATTTATGTACCGAGATAATTGAGTTCTCTGACCACAAAGAGCAAGCTGTTTGTAACCTAGCGAGCATTGTCCTTAATAAATTAGTGGAGGTTCCAAGCGGGCAGGTTCGGTCTCAAGACAAGTCTAAGAGAACCTTTAATTTTGAAGAGCTAGAGGGCGTAGCCTATCAAGTTGCCCTAAATTTGAACAGGGTGATTGACGTTACCTTTTACCCGACGAAAGAAGCAGAAAAATCGAACCTTCGTCATAGACCAATTGGGATCGGGGTTCAAGGTCTGGCGGATACGTTTGCCATGCTAGGTTACCCATTCGAATCTGATGAGGCCGCGAGTTTAAATAAAGAAATTTTTGCAGCCATTTACCACGGGGCAATGCGAGCGTCTATTGACTTAGCTAAAAAACATGGCCCCTACGATTCTTTTAAGGGGTCACCCCTTTCCGAGGGCAAGTTTCAATTTGATCTATGGAAGCAAGAACCTTCCGAAAGCTGGGACTGGGAGGCTTTGAAAAAAAAGCTACTCAAACACGGAGCAAGAAACTCACTCCTGTTAGCTCCAATGCCGACAGCATCAACGGCCCAGATACTAGGGAATAACGAATGCTTCGAGCCGTTTACAAGCAACCTTTACAAAAGGAATACTCTTGGCGGGGAATTCGTCGTGATTAACAAGCATCTAATCCAAGATTTGATTAACTTGGAATTATGGGACGAATCCATGAAGCTTAAGCTTTACGAAAGTGATGGCTCCGTCCAGAACATTGACGAGATACCAGAGGAGATAAAGTCCCTTTACAAAACTGTGTGGGAAATTTCCCAAAAACACATCATTGATATGTCGGCTTCACGAGGTATATACGTTTGTCAGTCACAGTCAATGAACTTGTTTATGGCAGACCCCAGCATAGGTAAATTAAATTCGGCTCATTTTTACGGGTGGGAAAAGGGCTTAAAGACTGGCATGTACTATCTAAGGACTCAGCCAAAAGCGTTCGCCTTAAAGGGGTTAGGGGTAAGTTCCGACAAGGGGGAGGAGGAAGCGGCCCTAAGCTGTTCCATAGAAACACCAGAAAATTGTGAATCTTGTAGTTCTTGAGTGTAATATAGAGTACAGAAGGTAGATGAAAGAAACAGGTCTTAATACGAGACAACTTTATCTGAGTAAGAAACTGGATTTTATACTTCTTATTTTTTAATTGATGCCATTTTGACGCATTTAAGTATCACTTTAAAAGCGTCATAAAGACACTCCCCTATGCTTTTCTTTAAAAAACCCCAAGAAAACCTAGCTTTTTAAGTGGCATAGTTCTTGCGGAAGTAAGTGACTATGCATATACTACCAATACTAAGCAGAATGAACGAACTAATGACCGAAGACGAGGATTCCAACAACTACCGGAGGAGCTCCAGCTATTGCAGAGACGATAGTTTAAATAGATTTGTAGAGGATAAAAACTTTTTCAAATTAAAATTAAATATCGCAGGAGCAGACAAAGAAAGTATAGACATCTCCCACGACGACAATACGTTGGTAGTTTTAGCCAGATGTGATGACGGAGTTGACTATCATTACAGATGCCACCTCTCAAATGAGAGGGCTGAAGTTAAAAAAACGGAAGCAAAATACGAGAACGGAATCCTTAATCTGATTATCCCGAAGCATGAAAAGGCCAAGCCGCTGTCCATTAAGGTTGACTGAAGATAAGGTTAAGCTATGATTGCGGTCCGTTGCGGGTGTCGTATAATGGTATTACTCCAGCCTTCCAAGCTGATAACGCGAGTTCGATTCTCGCCACCCGCTCCAGTCGCTCTTGTAGCTCAATTGGATAGAGCATCGGTTTTCTAAACCGAGGGTTCTGGGTTCGAGTCCCAGCGGGAGTACCACCTTGGGAAAGATATGAGTGAAAGAACTAAAAAATACTTTGAGACGGGAAAGGGGAAGAAAGCTTTGAATAAAGCGAGGAAGGCATACGACCAAAGAGACCCCGAGAAAAGAAGGAAACAAAAGAGGGACTACATGCGTCGGAAAAGGGCAGAAGACCCTGATGCTTGGAAATATAAAAATTTACAACCATCCGTTGTGAAACAAGAGAAAAAAACAGACCAAAATGAAAAACAAAAATACAAGCGAAAGCTGTGATACCCAAACGGAGACTTGCAGCACGACAAAAGAAAATAGATTAACAACGGTTAAGACTGTTTATGCTAGGGCTGCTGTAGTTCTGCTGGCTCTCAACTTCGGCCTTACTGGTTACGTGGTTTACAATATGAACCAAAACACACAGGCTCAAATTGATGGTCTTACAGAGGGTGCGTCCATGAGGGGGGCGACGACTCCGGGAACGACCACGACGGATCAAACCCCCCAAACCGCTGGCACTCAAACAGAGCAGGGAACAACACCTTCTCCTGTCACCACGAGAGACCAATAGAGCGAGCATAGCTCAGTGGAAGAGCAACTGGTTTACACCCAGTAGGTCGTAGGTTCGAATCCTTCTGCTCGTACCACCTCTATTTTGGTGTAATAACAACACGCCCTTTGGTGGGCGTTTTTATTATGAAAACCAAAAAAACAAGGAAAAAAGGTAAAAAGAGCTCAAAACTTTCTTTTTTAAGGAAGTCTTGGGACAAACTAAAACATGGTGGAGAGTCTCTTTTGGGCTGGCTAGAGTGGCATACACGTCTAGTGGGAGCATTAGGACTTATTGTTGCTGGTTGGGTGCTATTATGCCCAGCGGTTTCTCTTGAAGCTACTCTGGCTTGGGGGGCAATTGTTGTTGGTGGGTATCACCTACTAATGGAGCTGAAAGACAGGCTCCTATAAGCCGCAAGACACCAATTATTAAACTTAAGCCCTACTTCGGTGGGGCTTTTTTTTTGACTCAGAATAAGGTTATGGTAAAATATCTTGAGGCTTGAGTAGCTTTAATGGTAGAGCACGGGTCTTGTAAACCTGAGGTTATCGGTTCGAGTCCGGTCTCAAGCTCCACGGGGGTATAGCTCAGTTGGTAGAGCGTCTGCTTTGCAAGCAGAATGTCATCGGTTCGAATCCGGTTACCTCCACCAAATTTTGGCGAAGTGGTGGAATTGGTATACACAACAGACTTAAAATCTGTCGGCGGTATCGCTATGCGGGTTCGAGTCCCGCCTTCGCTACCAGAAAATTATTATGACAAAACAACGAAATAGAGAAGATACCGAAGATCGAACGACTCTTTACAGGGATGCTCGGTGGAAGCAGGGATGGCCAGCACGATGTTGCCAAGACGTGGATCAGGTCGAGTATTCTATAGTAGATGGCAAGGTAGTTCACGTTGCTGTCCTCGAATTAACCAGAAGAGACCCGCACCCCAAGTTTAAAACACCGCCGCAAAGTTATTTTGATTCTATTTTGGATAGATTTAATTCTGATTTTCAAGGGAGGTTTGCCGCGCAAACAGCCGAGAAGCTGGGTGTGGAAGCGTACATAATCCTTTTCGATGATGACGTGGAGAGATTATGGGTATACAATCTCTCCAGAGAGAAAGGATTTCTGGAGTTCTCAAAAGAAGAATACTTTCAATGGCTAAGGGGTAAACATGATAGGAAAATAAATGAAGTTTTACGAAGTGCAAGAGTAGACTAGGAGAATAAAATTATGGGACACAAAATACTAGACGTTAAAGCGGACATTCACGAAGATGTTGAAGCGTATTTTAATAAGAGGGAGCAGGAGCATCGTTGTTGGAGTACGTTAGCAGAAATCAGAGAAGATGTACTCGACATTGTAGACAAACATTTTGAAAAGATAGAAAGATAAATTACGCTACGGGGTGTAATCTAGTGTGTGAGACTAGGGAACATTCTTTTCATTCATATTCCTAGAACTGGGGGAACTCATTTTGAGAAACTCTTAGGCTTCAAGGGGCACGACTCCCCGCCTCGTTGCGGCAACGCAGATTACCCCACAAACCATAAGGAAATCATGGGGTGGGACAAGCATCTAGGCATTATGTTGCAACATGCGACGTATCCAGAGATGGTCAAACACGGCCTTTACAAACCTGAAGAAGAACTAGTTACAGTCTCCATAATTAGAGACCCATACCAAAGAGCGGTTTCTTTATTCAAATATTACGGGGGGGACAAAAAGTGGAAATCTTTTAATAATTTTTTGAAGATTTTATCCTCCAGCCTTCATACTCGGTACTTTTACTATCCACAGTGCGAATATTTAATTCAGGAAGAGGAGGTAGTCATTAAAAATCTAATTAGATTCGAGAACTACCAAGAGGACATGGAGAGATTCAGTGATGAAAACAATCTTGATCTACAAGTCACTTTCGATTCGGCGATGCAAAAAGAAAAAACAGAAAAGAATTTAAAAAAATATTACATCAACCCAGAACATACGAAAACAGTGGAGAGGGTTTATGCTAGGGATTTCGAGCTGCTTGGCTACCCTCACCTGTAAGCCTAGTGAGACTTGCTGAACTTATACCCGAAATACTTGATATCTTTTGCGTATTTTTCCGCAACGATTTGTTTTGTTTCATCATCGTAATATTCGGTATAGTGTTTGTGTTCTGTTTTGTTTTCGTGGGGAAGTTCTTGTTGGGGGATTCCAATTTTGTCGCAGATTATGTTGAAATCTTCTTGAAGGTTTTCGAACCTTCCTATGAAGTCTACAAGTTGTACGCCATCTAAAAACAACTGATCATACTGAGGGTTTCCTTTATCTTCCAATGAACCTTCCCCTTCAATATTATTTTCAAATTGCAAAACCCAACATCTAAATGATAAATCATCTCCTTTTAAAGTGTCGCCCGCGATTTGCTTACGCCACATATAATGACCAAGCATTTTATTCCACGGATTTCTTACAAACGAAAAAGTAAAATACTCATTCCACACATCCGCGCCGAACTGCTTAATGTAGCGAGAACATTTTCTGTGGTCATACCTTCGATGATTAAAATGTGACTCAATAGACGTACCTGCGGTACGATTTATATGAACAAAAATAAATTTATGATTATGATCAATCATTTTCTTTGCTCTCTAAATTTATAACCGAAATACTTACCCGTCTTTGATCTTTCTTTTTTGATCTTTTAAAAATTTTTTAGTAACAGTAAACGCCGCTTTGCATTCTTTACATTCCATTACTTCTTTGCATTTGTGCTCATCTTCGCAGGTATCTTCCTTATTATACTTACACCCTACTTCTGGCATTGTCGTTTTGATAAGCCTAGCTTTTTCGCTCGGGACACAGTATGGACAGGCGTAGTAGTACATGTAAAGTATTACACTTTTTTTGATTTTTCTTGAGTTTTTTCGAGAAAATTGGTACACTTTTAGTGGATTCAAAAAATGATCATAGGAGTAGGAACAGATGCAATAAGCATACCCCGAGTAAGGGGGATGAAGAAAAGGTGGGGTAATAAATTCTTAAATAGAGTCTTTACCTCCTCAGAGAAGAAGTACTGTAATCAATTCAGCGACCCCTCTCAACATTACGCCGTTCGCTTCGCAGCCAAAGAAGCCGCCTCGAAAGCTCTAGGGGTCGGCTTTGGCGGAGAGTTAGACTGGAAAGATATCGTAGTGAGCAACAACAAGGAAGGGAAGCCCTTCATTAAGTTTAGAAATGCTGTGGCAAAAAAAATAAAAAAGAATGGGTACAAATGTCACCTTTCGATGTCTCACTGCACTGATTACGCGGTAGCCGTTACCATACTTGAGTTAGAGCCAAATTAATCCCCAACATGCCCTTGTTTTGCGTGTAAATAAGGGTATGGATTACCAAATACTTGTTAATATAGCCGTAGGTATCGTTACGCTTATGGGGGGGTGGGTTTTCAAGATGATTCTTGGGCACGTAAACGAAATTAAAGAGGAGCATCACGACCTAATGATAAGACATCACGCTGATGTTGACAAAATCAGAGAGAAGCACAACGACTTAGCCCTTTCGCTTCCAGACAAGTACGTTAGCAAGGATGACTTTAGGATGTTTTCTGAGCGGATGAACGATAGGTTTGATAGGATCGAGGAGAAGCTCGACAATCTTAAAAAGTGATTTCCCTTAAAGACTTTAACTGACCTAGTAGGTTCGTCGTGTTTTCGCATCTAATGTGTCTTGTCAGGATCGTCCTGGGGTAAGATAACGACGTGTCTATTCTTACTCCTTCTTCGTTTTCTTCTGGTGTAATGATGTCGTCCACGAAGTCGTACCAGCCTCTTTTCTTCAAAAAATGATAATAGAAGTCTATTAGCTCCTTATCTGCCTCTAGGGCGATATCGTAGCCTAGGTCTTTTTGAGCAATCATTGTAAGCAAACGGAAGTATAACCCTTCGGAAGGGGGGTCTGTGCTCAGGCTGGCGGATATAATTAGATTCACCTCAATAAAAATTACACTTCTTTAGGCAGATTTTTTAGAACTTTTAAGTGGGGAAATCTACAATAAAGCAGGTTATGAGAACTATCAACCTTTTCACACTAACTTTGGTTTTTGCCTTGAGCTCTTTCTCGGCAGAAAAAAAGCAATCTACGGCAGAACATCTTCAGAATGTATCTGTGACAATTAGATCAGAAGGCGCATATAGCGCGGGCGAAGGCTCGGGGGTAATCTTCACCAGGAAGGACTCTAATGGGAATTTGGTGAACTTCGTTTGGACCGCCGCGCATGTCGTGGATAACTTAAGAAAGGAAAGAAAAGTGCTGGTTGACGGTAAGCCTGAGACCATTGTGGAATTCAAAGACCCCGTAATTATTAAGGAGATTAGGCAAAATGGCAGAACCGTTGGTCGTCTTCAGATGGATGCAGAAGTACTAAAGTATAGTGACGCTACGGACGGACACGATTTAGCACTGTTACGAGTTCGTAAGTATAATTTTGTAACTGGTAGCGTTGTATTCTATCTTGAGAAAGAGATTCCGAAATTAGGAACAGACCTCCTGCACGTCGGCTCCCTGCTTGGTCAATTAGGCGCGAACAGTATGACGGACGGGATTTATTCGCAGCACGGTAGAATTTTAAAACAAATAAACAAACACGTATTTGACCAAACAACCTGCGTAGCGTTCCCAGGTTCTAGTGGGGGTGGAGTATTCTTGAAGCATGACGGTAACGTTAGGTACGTGGGAATGCTTGTTCGGGGTGCTGGAGAAGGGTTTAACCTTATCGTTCCCATTCGTCGCATGATTACCTACTGCGAGAAACACAAGATCGAATGGGCTATAGACGCTAAGGTGGCAATGCCTAGTGAAGACGATCTTAAAAAAACGCCCATTGAGCACGGCCCAAAGGAGGTAAAGGAAGATGGAGAAACAAAGGATGAAAAAAAGAGTCTGACCGAAAAGCAGTTTCCATTCAGGCTAAGAGTTTTAGATTTAAAAACCAACAACCCTATTAAAATTGAAGACAGGCTTAAAAGATGAAAAAATTAATAACTTTACTATTCGTTTCAGCATTTGCTATTGGCTGCAACTGGGGGGGCTCAGGCTGTCCCAACTGTGACTGCGACTCTCTTTGTTGTGAGTCGGGTGTTTGTTCGACGGCTGAGTGTGGGTGTTCTTGTAAGAAGTAATTTCAGGTCATTGTTACCACCAATATAGGCCCGAAAGTAGGCGAGTAGTTAAAGGGGGCGTGGCACGAAAGTGTTGCGCCTTCTTTTTAAATTATGAATGAAAATAAGAAAACATGGCTGACACCTGTAGACCCTTACTACACCATAGAGATAGATTTTTCTGACGATATTGAGTCGATCAGAGAACAAATAGAGGAGCTTAAAGATCAGCACAAAAAAAGAGCCAGCCCCAACGAGGAGGCTGACCCCAGTGAAGAAGCCAACACAAGCACAAAAGAGTAAATTACCTCTTCATTTCGGGCATCATGCCCTTAATCTCATCAACTAGCCCATACTGGAGACACTGATCTGCGTCTATCCACCAGTCTTTTCGGTCCCAGTTTCTTTTAATTTTGAGTCTAGTTAATTTAGACCTTGAAACAAAAATATCCACACAGCGTTCTTCAATTCTTTTGACAAGTTTAACCTCGTCTTCCACCTCGTACGTTTTCCCGATGGCTCCGAAAGCGGCCCTGTGAATCATCATCCAACACTGGTGGCCTATCCATCGGCGGTCCCCAGCTTGCAGCAAAATTCCAGCCATCGAAGCTGCCATGCCCAAGGAGCCGGTTGTTATCTTGTGCTTTCGGCTCCTCAAGTCTTGAATAAAGTCGAACAACTCAAAACCATCAATGATGCTTCCCCCGGGGGACGAAAAAACAATTTCCATATCACATTTTGGGGATAACCTTGACCACTCCGTTAGCTTGCTCATACATTTTCTTACAGAAGTTTCCCCGACAGACCCAGAGAACCTGTAAAGGTGATTCATCTCGTCGTCAGCTGATGCCCTGTCGAACTTTCTCCTTGCGTCAAGATATTTTAGCTCTGATTCGTGAGCGTCGAACTGGGCCTTCTTCGCCTCTGCATTGACCTTGACTGCTTCGGCTGCTTTTAGTGCCGTTTCAGCTTCTTTCAGTTCGATGTCAGCCGCGATCTCCTTTTTCGTTCTGGTATCTATTTCTTCACTCATAATTTATTCCTCTCTTCAATGTGCGCCGCCTCTGAGCGACCTGGGTTTGGTCTCGGCTCTTTGGGCGGCCAATGGCCAATCTTTTTTAAGTAGTTTATTAAGTCGTTAATTAAGCTACTTTGGTCATTTAACGCTCCCTTTACCTGATCAAGGGTTTCATCGTACTTGTTAATGGTTTGTCCTTGGATGTTGATTACCTCGAATTGATCTTCAATAGCTCTTTCGCAGTCGTCTATCGCCAAGTTTAGTAAGGTATTTTCTCTTTTTACTTGGAGAATTTTTTTAGCGTGGGACACTTCCTGAGAAACCCAAAAGGTAACGAAGATGACTGTTAGAATTATTGAAAAATAGACAGTTACCTCGTGATGAGTGAGGAAATCGCCTGTCTTTCGTGTAAGATTCTTAAGTTTGAAGCCAATATCTTTCATCACAAACTTAATTACACGTAAATAGAAAAAAACCCCGCTCGGAAAAGCGAGGTTGTGTTTAATTAAATTAATTTAAATTAATTTACTTTTTCTTGGTCTTGGTAGTCGTGGTCGTACCCACCGAAGCCTTAATGAGGGGCAGGGTCACGCTTGCTCCCTCCGCGTCGGCTGATGCCCCTAAGACTGTGCTGTCGTTGGCTTTGGGGCCAAGGGTTACGGTGCTTGTACAACCCGCTCCGAAGAGCATGATTGCTGCTGCTGTAGCTACTAGTGTTTTCATGTGTGTTTTTTTATGTTAACAACTGACTATTTTTAGTCAGGATCACAAATTATACATAAACCTTTCCCCACGTCAAGTGTAATATAAACATATGGCTCCTCAAGTGATAGTTAATGGCTTAATTGTCGAAATACTTTCCGAGAAAGTGAAAATTTTCGATATTGCTGGGGACTTAACGAAGGCGGAGGCTTTGCTAATTGCGAAATATCTTCATGCCGAAGCGTTTATTTCGGGGGACAGTATCGTGCTTGAGATAGTGACAGATAAGAATATTTAATTGATTTTTTTAAATTTAAAAAGTATCATAATATACAGAGATGGGAAAAAAGACTCCAATTATAGAATTGCACTTGATACACCCCCATCATACCAGAAAAAGGAAGTTTGCTTGCTCTGAGTGTGGGATGGTGTATAATTTGAAAGATTACAGAGTGCTATTCGACAGCCATAAGATTAGCTACTTTTCTGAAGAGGATGGGAAGTTTAAGATTTGCCACGATTGTGTCATGAGTTTTTCAACGGACGAAAAAAAAAGACTGAAAGTGCCAAAGCTCATAGTTAAACTGATTTTACCAGAAGAAGAGGTGATTTTGAAATTCCAATGAAAGACAAGCTAAAATTCAAACAAGCGATGTTCCAGTACTCTATGCTGGAGGGCAGTGTAAGCTGGTGGGAAAAACGGCTGAACATACTTTTGACCGAAATAGAGAGACTACCACACAATCACCCGTCGATTCCCAAAAAGAGGGGACAAATAGCATTCGTCTTACAAAGACTTTCCTTGGAAGAAAAGAATATAGCAACCTATTTTAAAGACAATGAAGAAACCAGCTAAAAGAAAATCCTCAAAAAAATGTTACGTTGTAGTATCCAAGAAGAAAAAACACATTTACGGAGCCTTCCCCTTCACGGAAGAGGGACTTAAAAAAGCTAAAGAATATTCCAAAACTCTTAAAAAGGAGAACAAGGAAGAGTTCCTTGTCGTAGAGCCGTGAGAAAAGAATACCATAAGTTGCTTGATCAAATCATTGAGAACGCTGAAATCATGGACAAAAGAGAGAAGGGAGAGTCCATGAAGACTCACAAAGGAGATCAAGCGATTGGCGAAAGCTGGATGGTTCACCATCTTAAATTGTTAAAAGAACTTTCTGAAGAATAATGATTACCGTGGGAGCAGTCAGGGAACTTGCCTACATGTCACAACATTTAGGTGTCCCCTTGTATATAGCCATCGACGCTGGGGGTAAACACCTAAGCTTAAAAGTCGAAGAAAATAGCGTACACATTAGTTACCAAGGACAAAGGATTTGGGAGGAGAACATATACGGGGAAGGTAATTGGTTCGGTATAGAATCCTGCGATTCGGTTGCAAAAATAATAAACTGCATAAACGACGGAGAACCTTGGGCGGAAAAATACGGTTGGGAAAAAACCGACACTACGATAAAACATGTGCCCTTTGACGAGGCTCTTCAGAACGCGGAGGAGTCATGAATGACGTAGTTCTAATAGGTAACGGGCCATCGGTTAAAAAATACGAATACGGTGACCTTATTGATTCTTACAAAACCGTGGTTCGATTTAATTGGTATCATATAGATGGGTACGAAAAACACGTTGGCACTAAAACAGATATTTGGTTTACTTCGATTTATGACCCTATCAGGGCGAAGAAAAAATACGACCATGTTATTGAGCATTCTTGGGAGTGGAAACATAGAAATGATAAAGTTTACCAGAAGCTCAAGGACGCGGAAATCCCCGCAGCCAAGACCTTTCATAAATTAATCTTTGATATCAAACAGTACATGGATGCGAAGATAGGGCTCCGAAGAAGCGTGATGGTCCCCGGGGGAGAGTATAATGTTTGGTCAACGGGGGCACTGGCGGCGTGGTGGATGTTAAGTCATCCGCAACACAACTATGAAAAACTTCTTCTGTGCGAGGTCAGCAAACGAATCCCTTCCTTTGACAAAATCGATATGTTTGGTTTTGATTGGTGGGATATGACTAAGGGCGATTACTACCACCACGGAGATTCTCAAGCGGTAGGTCAGAACCACAAGCCCAAATTCGAACTAGAATTTTTCAGGTTTCTCTGGGAAGATGACAGAATCCATGACTTGAATCCTGAGTCTGATTTCCATCACGCTCCCCTTTCCAATGACTAAATGTCTCGTAACTGGCGGGTCCCTGTTGTGGGTCTTTTTTAAAAGCCAAGAGAAACAACGAACCCCTAAAGGTGTACGGGGACGGGCCTCAGGAGAGGGGTTTCGTCCGCATTGACGACGTGGTTAAGTGTAATATTTTAAGTGCTTTTTCCAAGAATAAAGGAGCCTTAGGCTCTATAATAGATGTGGGGACAGGCAACGAGACCAAATCATGGGTTACAAACCAAAATGAACCCGAAACAATCAGATAAAAAGATTGATAAGATAGTGGGATTAATAGAAACCCTAGATTACAGTTTCTTTTCGTCCGACAACGAAGACTCGGCCATGCGCTCCCTTACCACCTCCATCATTGGCCTCGAAGAGTATCAGTCAATCATCGAACGAGACGATGCTATTAAACAACTTAAGAAAGGATAAAATTTGAGAGCAAATAAGCTCTCTTTCTGCCCATGTCCCTTGGTATCCCTAGACATATCGTTGCGCCACAAATCTGCACGATAGGGTTGTTACGCAGACTTGAGTCGTTTGTAGGCGATGGACAACGGGGGCATGGGTTTTCCTTGACCTGAGGTAAGGTTACAGTACAATTGGTGACAATGAGCACGTTTAAATTCAACACCGAAGACACGAAGAGGGAAAGGGAAGATAAATTCGTCTTCCCTCCCGAACTAGCTGAAGAAGATCGTTTCTTGGCGGAAATTTTAGCGGAGCTTGCCCCTTATGTAAGGGCAATGCAAACGTCGGAAGGAAAGCTCTCCGAAGAGAGAAGGACGTACCTTCTCAGCGAGGTTAAAAAAGTTTTTGAAACAGAAAAAAAATAAATTTTTCCCCCGAAAAAGAATAAGCTTTATGGTGGACGATATACAATGAAAAGCGAGCTCAGACAAATCGTAAAAGGTGTCCTCGAATCTGAATCGGAGAGACAGGCGAACCTAGCTTCAGAAGCTTGTCGGGAAAAGCTGGCCTTGGAAATAGAGGAAAAAATAAAAAGCAAGTTCCACGTCTTTAGGATAAACAGGGCACTGAAGGGGGGCGGAGGCTTATGAGCGAGAAAAAAGAAAAACAGCAGGAGATGAAGCTGAAGGTCAACAATGCCGTGGAAGAATCCAGACGGACCGGCAAGAAGGTTGAAGTTCCCATCGGGCAAATCAAGCAGGAGGAGAGAAAAAAACTTAAAGGCAAAAAGGTAGACAGAGAAAAGCTAGACGGCTCAAACCTTGAGACCTGTCTCAAAGAGAGGGCCGAAAAACAGGAGGAGGGTAACTGTGGGAATTTTAAAATTACAAACAAAGAATTAAACAAAGACGGAGAGTACGACTACGAATTTAAGTGTGACGAAACCTTCGTGGCTTTCGCCCAGCATAGTCTGGGTTTAGAGGACGGCATCTCACCCGCAGAATTGAAGAAGTTTTGTATGAATATTTTATTGGCCAAAGAATCCGACCAGCTTGGAGAAGGGTACAAAGTAAGAGAGCTCGAAAAAAACAAGGTCAAGGAGCCCAAATTCTACAAGAAATATAAATGAGTGAAGAAGTAACAACTCCAAGTGGGCTGAAGTATACTGTCAGCGAAACAGGCGAAGGCGAAAAAGTCGGCGCGAATAAAAAAGTAAAAGTACATTACACTGGCTCCTTTACCGATGGCACAGTATTTGATAGTTCTGTGCAGAGAGGCGTACCATTCGAGTTCGTGGTCGGCGTTGGGCAGGTTATCAAAGGCTGGGATGAGGCACTGTCTGACATGAAAAAAGGAGAGAAGCGGACCTTGACTATCCCCCCTGACTTGGGGTACGGAGCGAGTGGGCATCCACCAGTTATCCCTCCTAGTTCTGTTTTGATGTTCGATGTGGAACTGTTAGATTTTTAGCAATGAACAGAAGAGATTTCATTAAAGCAGCGGTTCCCGTGGCGGCTATACCAGCCATTGCAATTACTTGTAAATACGAGGACGACGAAAAGGGGCCAGAGAAGGAGTCCATGTGGAAGAACTGGGACTATAGAGTCTATTGTTACGAGCGTGGGCAAGGCGAGTGGTTGTTTAGCGAGAATACTAGGGGCAGCTTTGCTCACCAAAGAGAGTATATGACTTTCGATGAGGAAAATGACCTTACTTGGAATAGCTATGCTGGCTGGATGGACGGTGGCAAATTACATTTTTCATCTTTCGATGATGCTACTGATTTTGTTGACTGTCACGTTAGAGCTAAAGACGATACTAATCTTATAGACTCTATTTATGACGTTTATTTCATCAGCAGAAGAGACCCAGAAAGAGCAGTGGAAATAAAAGTAGCCCACTACTGGTTTAACGGAGACTCAGGCAGGGCTGTCGTGTGGGAGCAAAATGGATTTAATGGAAATTTTAACAAAGTAGAAAGTGCTTAGAGATTATGCCGAATGAAGCCAAAGAGTTAAAAGCAGTAAAAAAACACCTAGAAGACGCAGCCATATACAACTTGGAGTCCGAGATAGTCTGGGCCGCAGTAAAGATAGCAAAAGAGAAGCCAAAAGAGGACTTCCATCAAATATTTAAAGAAGCACGAGATGAGTGGGACATATAAAGGAAAAGAAGAACCGAGAAAACAGTACGACTACCTTAAATGCATTGAGGAGTTGAATGAACTTGCGACAGTATTAATGCAGCAGTTCAACAAACCTCACAAAGATTTATCGGGGGGCGTTGTCGAAGAGCTTGGAGATGTTTACTACAGGTTAGACAACATAATGGACTACTATGATGGGGATTTAGTTTCAGCTAGAAAATTATACAAAGCTGATAAATGTGATCCAGTTAGATCACGAAAGACAGATGCATGTTAAACTGGTATCGCTTACACAACCTCACGTAAAGGGGTATGATGATAAGCTCATGAGCGCGGAGGATATAATCGCCTACTGTGCTAGAGTTTCTAACCCGAGCAATCAGCAAAACGTAAAGACTGCTCCCAAGCTTCTAAAATTCTTAATTAAACACGGGCATTGGTCGCCCTTTGAACTCGCGAACATGTGTGTTGAAATTAGAACGAGTAGAGGAATCGCGGCCCAGATTTTGCGTCACCGTAGTTTTAGTTTTCAGGAATTCAGCCAACGATACAGTGAAGCTCAACAACTTGAAGAATTAGAGCTTCGTTCCCCCGCTGAGAAAAACAGGCAAAGCAGTAGCGATGCCTTAGATAAGAAGCACGAAGCTTACAAAATTGCGAATGCTTCCATGGAGGCGGCGATGAATTCGTACAAGCACCTACTTGAGATTGGGGTGGCAAAAGAATGCGCGAGGGGCATTCTCCCCTTAGCTACGGAAACTACGATGTATATGAATGGCACGGTTCGTAGCTGGATTCATTATATTGGACTAAGATCAAAGGAAAACACCCAAAAAGAGCACAGAGACATCGCGGACGAAATAAAAAGTATATTCACCCAACAATTCCCTAATATAAGTGAGGCGTTGGAGTGGACGAAGAAAGAGTCGTGAAATATCGAATTAAAAAAATACCAGCACTACAGGCAAGCAAGGTTGTAGCGGTAGTCTACGCACCCTTCGGGCTTTTTTATACCGTGGCTGGAGCAATCAGCCTTTACAACCAGCCTTATTACAACTTCGTCGGTGAGGCTCTTTTATTCGGCCCAGTTCTTCTTGCCCCATTTACATTTATCGCGACACTCTTCACTTGCTGGTTTTATAATCACGTAGCAAACTTGATTGGGGGCATAGACGTGGAACTAGGAGAAAGTCCATCCATTACAGTGAAACAGATGAAAAAAGATTTAGCAGCGGCAGAAAGACGAAAGGGAAAGGCTAGGGGTGAGTAAAAAAAATTGGAGAGATTTGCTTGCTGGTTTGTCAATCATGGTCGTGTCTACTTTTTTATTTTTTAATGATCAGTATACCGTTGAAATCGCGTTGATAATAGCGGTATTAACTTTGTGGTGGTTGAATTAGTTAATGATCTATGATCTATTCTCTATACGGGCAACCAGGGTCAGGTAAGACGACCTTGGGAAAGTTGATGGCAGGGTATCTTGACACACCGTTCATTATAGACGGCGATGAGTTTAGGGGGATGTTCGCAAATAAAAATTACGGGAAAGAGGGCCGAGAGAAAAACATTAGGAATGCAAACGCCGTAGCAACCTACTTAAATAAAAGAGGCAAACCCGCCGACAAAGAAACCCATGCGGTCATGAGTCTAGTAAATCCTTACAAATACTTGCGAGATGAATTGCGAGAAAATAATGAAGGTCAGGTTATTGAAATTTTATTGAAATCAAATAGAGAGTTAAGAAAAGAATATCATGTAGAAGATTTTGAAGAAGGCATCCCAGATTACGCAATGGACACAGACCGAAGCGTCGGGGATAGTTGGAGTGAATTAAAAGAGATGCTAAAAGCATGACACCGAGACAGTACGAGAATAGTGAAAGAGTTACGAGAGAATGGGCGAAAGCAAAAGCTCAGATACTTTCCGAAAAATGGCATATTCGCTTAGGTAGGCAAATTACACTGGGAGAAGCAAGGAGCAGCATGAAGCCCTTTGCGTTGGCTCAAGAAGATATCCCCCTAATAATTAAACTCGTAGAAAATCCAAAATATGATATCGGACTATTTGCTGGATACGTTGATCTTTTTACTCATGATTGCGTACATATTCTCTTAGGCAGAGGACTTCTCCTTAAGGATGAGGCTTTTGTGATTGGGTACACCATGGGAACTTCTAAAAAGATGTTCAGGTGGCGGCGAAACCTTTTCATGTTTTGCGCGAAGTATCTTTACCCAGAAGAGTATGGTTTCGGAGAGGACGAGAGATTTGTTTTCAACTTAGGGGTAATGGTTGGCTCTAGATGCCCCACGGACTTATCAAAGACTGATTTTAAAAAACTTTTAAATAAAGATGTCGCGGAGATAAGAAATGAGTTAAAAATGGACTCCGACCTATTAAGGTCATGTTATCTTGCGGAAAAGAATCTTTTCAAGGATAGTAGGGAGAGCTTGAGATTGGTATGAAAACGTGCGGCGGCTGTGGCAACAAAAAGATGAGGTACTGCCTGTGCCTTTCTTGCGGGTGGATGGACCCTAAAGTCAAAAAACGAGACAAAAAACTAAAACTTGAAATCGAAAAGGACAATTCTAAAAGACCACCCCGAGTCGGAGTTAAGACCATTAGGGTGGATTGGAGCAAGCTTGGTGGTCCTCGGATACTACCTTAACGCTAATTATATCCTTTATTGTTGGCCGTGCTGGATACTCGGCAATGCAATGGTCGGAGCCTATTGTCTTAGAGCTAAGGCTTATCCTGCGGCAGCTATGTCCTTCGCCTTGGTGTTAATGAATATCTACGGTCTAATTTCTTGGCTTGACAAGTAGGGGTAATCATGTTATTGTTTTCACATGACGGAGAAGAAAAAAGGAGCAAAACTTCGGAAAAAAGCAGGTACGGCAACCCCTGACAAGTACGAGAATACCCCCACTTGGGTAAAGAAGGCGGAGTTTAAGCTGGATCGGTACAACCATTTGATGGAATTTTTACGCACTTTCTTGGGCTTCTGTACCCTGACTCTTCAAGTTATAATTTTATTAAAGTTATTTAACGTCATCTAGGATGAAGATGGTAAAAGATAACGAGATAAGCATTTCTCCCGTCAATTGGCAAAAGCTTAATAAGTCTCACACTAAAGACGAGATTAAACAACTAATTTCTGACGCTATTGGAGAAAACGACCTTCCCATGCCTACGCGGAAGATAACGAAGGCTGACGCAAAGAAATCGTTTAAAGAACTCCAGTCCTTCTACCATTTGAGGGCCATGACGCAGGAGAACTGGTATACTCGGTACGATTACAAATACCCCTTGACCGACGTGCTTTTTGGCTGCTCCACTGTTGGCAACAAGGCTTCAGACTTTTACCAGCAGTACAATCGTTGGTTGTGCGATTCAATCAATGCGCCGAGCCCGTATAGGTCGTGGACGACAGAGAAATTCAGGCTAACGCTTTTAAATGCCCTGTGGAGCCTCAAAATGGAAGAGGTGAACTCCAAAGTCTTGCGGAGTTGTATCGGCTTGAGAAAGTATATCGCGAGTCAGTTCAGGCCATCGACAGCGAAGACAGTCTACGATTATTTCGGCGCGGAGGATGTTCTGGATTTTAGTTCTGGTTGGGGTGACCGTTTGTGTGGGTTCCTCGCCAGCGATGCGAAGTCTTACGTGGGGATAGACCCAAACGAAAGGCTATTCGATAATTACACGAGGATGATTGATGATTTTAATGTCCCAAATAAAAAGGTGGAATTATTTAACTGTTGCGCTGAAAACGCCGTGTTGGGTAAGAGAGAGTTTGATTTAGTTTTTACCTCTCCCCCTTATTTTAACATTGAGAGATATACACAAGAAGAAAACCAATCATTCAAGAAATACAGAAAACTGGAAAATTGGTTAAATGAATTTCTTTTTAAAGCCATTGATTTGTCTTGGGGTCACCTAAAAACTGACGGGCATCTTGTCCTCAACATAAGTGATGTATACTCAAATCACACAATCAATAAAATTTGTGACCCGATGAATGATTATATTAAATCTCTCAAGGGTGCGGAATATGTTGGGTGTTACGGATACCAAATGAGAACCAGACCCAACTCAGGTGCGTTAAAAGGGAAAACTGGGAAATTTGCGGAACCCATGTGGGTTTGGAAAAAAACGTAATTTTTCCCCCAAACTGAAATAACTATATAGTGGACGATATACAGCACAAGAAAAAGAAGGCCGCTTACCACAAGGCATGGGCAGCGCGTCCCGCGAACAAGAAAAAGTTAGCCGCTTACTACGAGGTTTACTGCGAGGTCAACAAAGAAGAGATAGCCGCTCAGAGAAAAGCTTATCGCCACGCCAACAAAGAAGAAAAGGCCGCTTATGACAGAGTCTACCGCGAAACCGAGAAGGAAGCAATCACTGCTCGGCAGAAGGCATACTATGAAGGCCGAAGGCAGGAAATAAGAGCGCGAACAAGTGCTTACTACTACGCCAACAAGGAAGCAATCGCTATTACAGTAAAGGCTTATAAACTCGCCCACAAAGAAGACCTTGCCCCGGGTCTCGCGGCTAGACAGTCAAAGAGGCGTGGCCTTAAGAGAGGCGCAGTTTTACCCACAACTGATCAGGAATTAATTAAAAATTTCTACAAGCAAAGAGTCGATATGACAGAGAAACACGGTGAACTATATCATGTAGACCATATTATTCCACTATCTATTGGTGGTGCTCATCATCAAGATAATCTGAGGGTAATTACAGCCGAGGAAAATAGGGAAAAACATAATAAATATATCCCAGAACTAGGCGGCGTTTGGGCTGATAACGACCTCGCAAGAGAATACAAAAAGAAACACGGTATTGGATGAGAATCGAATCTGACACTAAACTAGACTTTAAGGACGTTCTCCTACGCCCTAAACGCTCTGAGTTAACATCTCGCAAGGATGTCGACCTCATGCGTGAGTTTACGTTTAAGAACGCTGGCGGCGAAGGCTCTGACCCAAAAGCGTATGGCTGGAAAGGTATTCCTATCGTTGCCTCGAACATGGACACTGTTGGGACTTTCGAAACCGCCCAAACTCTCGCCAGATATCATATGCTAACTTGCATTAACAAGCATTACGATTTAAAAAAATGGCTACATAAATTAAATGGCTATGGAGTCTATAAAAGCCCAGAACAAAGGAAGGGCACTGTTTGGAAGCATGACCCAAACTCAAGGTCTTCGCAAAATAGAATTTACGAGCATATTTCCCCTTCTATTGGTATTAAATATAATGAAAAAAAATACGATGATGTAGATTACCTTCGTGACATTACATGGAATTTTTATCACACGCAATTCGTATGTATCGACGCGGCTAACGGATACACATCAAGATTTTGCGACTTCATAAAAAAAGTTAGAGAAGAACACCCCGCACTTATAATAATTGCTGGCAACGTCGTTACGGGCGAAATGACAGAGGAGATATTATTAAGTGGAGCAGATATTGTTAAAGTGGGCATTGGCTCTGGGTCTGTCTGCACTACTCGTGTACAAACTGGTGTCGGTTACCCTCAACTCAGCGCAATCATTGAATGCGCGGATGCTGCTCATGGGATTGGTGGGCATATTATGGCTGACGGTGGGTGCGTATGTGCTGGCGATGTGGCCAAAGCCTTTTGTGCTGGTGCTGATTTTGTTATGTTGGGCGGGATGCTGGCAGGTCATACTGAGTCGGCGGGGCAAGAAGAAATAGTGGACGAAGAAAAGTATAAGACCTTTTACGGAATGAGTTCTGAGACCGCCATGAACAAGTATGATGGCGGGGTTGCCAGCTACCGTGCTTCAGAGGGTAAAACTGTGAGGATCAAACATCGTGGACTGCTTAGAAACACCGTAGAGGGCATCCTGGGCGGATTACGGTCCACTTGTACCTATATTGGTGCTAGAAGGATAAAAGATATGCCAAAATGTGCTACTTTCGTTAAAGTAACGCAGCAGTCAAATGAGGTTTTCGGAAAGAACGTGTGATTATGGAAAAACATCGACACGTCCAAGTAATATGTCGATAGGATAAACATGAGAATAGAATTTGAAGAATGGTGTGAGAAAAACGAAGAAGAGCTATCTATAATGTTTGCCGAGACAGGTATGGATAGGGAACTAGACTTTAATGTAGAAAATGAGTTGGAAAGATGTTATCAAAAATATTTAGAAACTAATAAAAGTAATTTAGACGAACTACCCCCAGAAGGAGGTCAGGGAGGCCATTATTAACTACAAAGAATGGTTGAAGTGGAGGGAAGAATATTATAAAGAAAACTCGCTTATGCTTTTTAATAAAAAAGGATTGACTGAAGAACAACAGATGGAAGCTTGGGAAAAATCTCTCAAGGAGTCAGACTCAGGCCACAGGCCGTGTTAAAATGAAAGACACTGGAGAACATAAAAATTTAGGAGTAGGCATGGTGGGTAGCCTAAAGAAAAAAGAGCCCGCCAAGACCAAGAAGAAGCCCAAGGCTAAAAAAACGACGGAAAAGAAATTAAAAGAAGGAATAGTAAATAAGGGATTAAGGACAATCAAGATAGAGTATTTGAGACACAGCACCAAGACAGTAGGAATTATAAACGAGAAGGGCGAATACACGGTAGTACCAACCAAACAGTGTGGAGAAGGGGACGTGGTTTGGGTGGTGGAAAACGACGGAACCTTTACAAAAACCAAAATATACTAATAAGCTTGACACGTCCGAGAAATCCTGCTATGGTCCTAACCTAAATGGCTGATAAACAAAAATTCATAAAATGTGATTGTCATAGCGAAGGTATGCTCATCACCAAGTTTGACGATGAGGAAGAACTGTACTTTAGCTACTGGCGTGAGGGCATCAACCCTATCAAATTATCTTGGTGGATGCGACTAAGACTGTGCTGGATGGTGCTGACGAAAGGCAATGCCTATGATGACCAAGTTATTCTAAATAAAGAAAAAGCCATAGAACTTGCGTCGTGGATTCTGCTCAATGTAGTCGAGCCAGCAGACAAGGAGCCCGAAATGGACGAGGCTAAATCAAAGGATGAAGCTGCCATGCTCAAAGCCGTGTTCCTCGACCCAGCTTTAGGACAGGACATAACCTCCGAACACGGAGGAGTATAAATGAAAATAACAATTGAACCAACCGAAGACCAGTCTGGTGAAAGCACGGACACTATGCACTCAACGGTAAGCGTAAGTATTGCCAGTGACGACTTGGACATTACCGAGATAATGGGACAAGTAGTTAAGGCCCTGCAAGCGTGGGGATTTCACAACGAGAATATCGCGAAAGAGCTCGATTATGAACTCGCGTATGAGCTTGGACTGAAGAAGGAGCCCCCCGAAGAAACCGTTAGGGTTATGAGAGAGGCCGTGGAACGAGCCAGTGACGCAATGAAAAATGATCCAGCCCTAGAGTAAGATCAGGTTACAAAATGAGTAAAGAAAGGACAATCGTAAAAGAAGAGATTGTTGAGCGATTCATGGAAGACATCGGCGATAGGTCAAAAATTCCTTGGTACACGCTGGTTTGGTGGCGATTCAAATGGAAATATGAAGCGGTTGAGTATTGGTGGCGCAATAAACGTCAGACTTGGCAAACAGGCTTCCCACATGAACAGGCATGGAACTTTCAGAGTTGGCATTCAAAGGAGGTACTACCTCGCTTGAAGCATCTCCGAAATAACCTTAATGGTTGTCCTACCGAGATGTTTGAAGAGGATTACGATCACAACGCCGACTCTGAATTAACCAAACAGGAGAGAGAATTAGCTATGGACAGGGCTATACGTAGCTGGGAGAAGACTTTGGATAAAATGATCTGGTCGTTTGAGCATTGGCAAGATTCGACTAGCCCAATTAAGCCTAAAGACTACGACCCAAGGCACAAGAAGACCACCTACAGTGATGGGAGCGTTGGGTACGAGGGCTTGGATGAGAGAAAATGGGACTGGACACCGTGCGAAAAACATAGCGAGAGAGTCCAAGAAGGGCTGGACTTGTTTGCTAAATATTATTTGAATTTATGGGATTAGCAATGGGATTAGCAATGGGATTAGCAACTGACAAGGATTCCTTTACAGTTGAAACAGATATGGATGCTTTGATGACATTATTTTCACAAGTTGAAGGGGCAATTCGTGAAAAAATTTAGGGGGAAACGAAATGGAAATACTAGAAAAATACCCCAGCCTCTATCGGGAGAAAGACCTTCCGATGGAAGAGTCTTGTATGCCCTGGGGCTTGGACGTACCCGAAGATTGGTGCCAGTAATTGATAAACTAAGTCACGTCCTAACTAACCCATATAGAGTAGGTCTCGGCGGTGGTCGGATAATCAAACCCAAATTCACAGCAAAACAAGTAAAACAAAAATTTGGAGACTTACGATTCTACTATGAGGTAGATATTGAAGTTGAAGGTAAGGAGCTAACTAAAGAAGAAAGGGCAATCGAAGTAAGGCTCGCAAGAAAATACGCTGATGGAGCGATTGCAATGGCGACAGAACTTTGTGAGGGAGAACCATATTAAAATGAAATATTTATTAATAATTATAGCGGCGGCCCTATCAACAGCTTGTCCCACGACAAAAGTTCTTCCTTGTGGAAGTGATGTTTGTATCGTGTCGGGAAATAAATTGGGTTCGATGGGAACGCCCGTAAGCATTGTTTACAAGGGGAAAAAGATTAAGTTCTGCTGTAGCCCCTGTATTAAAAAATTTAATAAAAGTCCTGAAAAATATTTAAAATGAGACTTTATAGAAAAGAAAAACACTGGAGCGACTATTGGGAAGTTCATTTAAATTTTCCGTGGGTGGGAAAAAGACCCAAAAATTCAGGTCAGTTTTTTCATAACCTTTTTGGGATAGAATATGGCTTCAGTTTTCCTACGAAATGTTGCTTGTATGTAGAAGATGATTATTATTGGCACTTTACTTTGAAATTTTTAGGATTTGGGATGACAATAATAAGACAGAATGGATATTAATTATGGGGATGTTTGATTATATAAGCTGCGAAATGCCACTACCACGAGGCGGCGCAAATACTATACCTACTTTTAGGTACGACCACCTCTTCCAGACCAAGGACTTGGATAACGCTCTTATAGAGTACAAGATTGGTAAAGACAGAATCTTATACCAGAGAAAGGTAGAGTACGAGCGAAGGGAACTAGACGAAGAAGAGAAGAAGGATAGAGACAGCGGAGCATTTTGGCACCCTGGGTGGGCCATGGAAGAAAAGAGCCATGAGTGGGTAAGGGGCAACTTTACAGGTTATATTAACTTCTATGACGCTCTTAATGATGTAGACAGTACGCATGATGCTTGGGTAGACTACCGCGTTCACGTAAAGAATGGAGAAGTGCAAGGGGATGTGGAACTGGAAACGTACAGGCTTGAAGATAACACAGAGCACAAAGCCAACACTAAGAAGTGGGGTGAAGAAGCAAAAGCTCGTAAAGAATACGAACAGAAATGGAGATACAAATATTGCTTCAAGCATTGGAATAGACTAGTAGGTTGGGTATTTCGTGGGGGCAGAAGGATTCACGATTGGACAGACAAACTCGTCTCGTGGAAGGTTGAGCGTTGGTTAAAATTTTAATATGAAGAAAAAAAATGAAGTCAAATTAAACGATGGAACTCTTGAAGAGGTCATGTCGAGCGACTTCCCGAGAATCTATATTCACAGCATGAAGGATCAACCAGACGGTGATTGCACAATGACCTTCGATGCGAATAAAGCGTTTGGCGAGTCGTACAAAAAAGCAAAGGGTCGCAAGCGCGTTAGCAAGAAGGGGCTCGGCAATTATGTTTTAGAACTTTTTACGAAGGGACTCACTAAGGAATACGGGCATGATTTAAAGACATTAAATGAAAATTAAAATAATAAGAGAGATGGATGCTGGGTACGACAGACGAGAGCTTCTTTTAGAGGTAGACGACGAACTGCTGAGTATTTACATGGCGGCGATGAACGTGGAAGAGTTTGATCAGGATTCCTTTAATCTGTGGTTGGAAGGACTAGTACACTACTCTTCAGATGGGGAGGGTTGGAAGTATGAGTAAAAATATTTTTTATGAAGTCGTGCAAAACAACAATGGCGTGGGCTTTTTCAGAAAAAAATCCAATGCCGAAGGATATATTAAGGAATTCAACACCAAGGTAGAAATTGCCCCATTAAAAATCGTTAAAAGGTATTTTCTTGATGATGATTTTGAAAAAGGTTCGAGCGATGACTTCTACGACAGTGACATTAATTGGGATGCGTGGAAATAAGTTCTTGACAGAAAGCAAGCTTCTGCTATACTGTTTCTAGTTCCGAGAGGAGCTCTACCGTCGGTTGGACGGAAAGTTACGACTGTCAGATACGATAATTAGATTTTTAAATAGCTCGCCTACTTAAAGGTCGTCCATCGGGGCAGTAAAATCCTCTAGGGGGTGGGAGTGAATTAATCCTCCCTCCCGCCCCCGCTTTTTAAAAGGATTCCGACGCAAGCATGAAATGAATAGCGGATTTTATGAAAAAAGAAGCAACCCCAAACATTATCTTCGCCGTAAAGTATCGTATTAACGCGAACAAAAGCGGCACTCACTTCCTCAACAAAAGCTTTGCAGCTTCTCGCAAATACTGGAACTGGCAGGTGGCGAGGCAAATGGAAAACTGGAACACCAGAAACGAACGAACTGAGGAATGGAAAAAGTCTGGGGGTGAAAAATACCTTCAAGACCTCAAGGACAAAATGAAAAAAGACCTTGCTGACGGGGTATACGAAGAGAAGTCAGACGAGCACAAGGCAATCCAGAAAGAAATTAGATGTTCTGGATTCCCATTACTGGACGTTGCCCAAGCCGATAAAGATTTTCGGAAGATGAGAAGTGGTGACGACGAAGAGTATAACTGGATTGGGGAAACCCCAAGTCGCCTCATTGGTGGTCAGTACAAGAGAATGGCGGTTGCCTTTAGGGAAGGATTCAAGAAGAGAAAAGTCAAGGGCTTTTGGAAAAGCAAAAAAGATTTTGCGAAAAAACCAAACAAAGGATTCCCCCGTTTCAGAAGTTACGTAGACAACCAATATTTCGATTGTGAAGCAAATCAAATGAAGTGGGATTGGGAAACCAATCGCCTCAAGTTACCATTGTGTGACACTTGGATTAAGTTCAAGCAGCATATTGACATGAAGGGACTTCTTGAAGAGTACCCGAACGCCAAGCTTGGTACGTGCGTATTCACTCGCACCCCCACTAATAAGCTCTATGTGTTTATTCCAGTGGACACTGGCGTACCCATGCCCGAGAAAAAAGAATACGATGAGTCCAATACCGTTGGGATCGATGTCGGAATTAGGAATTACATAACGCTTTCGGATGAGTCGAAAATTGAAAACTCTACTTTTTTAGAAAAGTTTGGGCTTGATTTCTCAGACGAGAAACTATCCCCGTACAAAACTGACCCGAAGTTGACGCGCCAAAAAAAGATAAGGCAACGACGGCTTGGTAGGAAAAAGTTTAAGAGTAAGAATTATGCCAAGCAAAAAACAGCTTGCGCGAAGGTTGACGAGAAAATCAAAAACAAGCGAGACGACTTTACCCATGAACTGAGTAGGTCTTTGGCCAATATGCCGTTCGACGCTTTTGGTGTCGAAGACTTAGACATCAACCAAATGAAAGCGAAGAAGGCTCCCGTAAAGGGGAAGAAAAAGGGGTCATACGAGCGTAACGGGCAAGCCCAAAAACGTAATTTAAATCGACGAATAAATGACGTTGCTTGGGGTAGTTTCTTTACCAAATTTAAATACAAGCTGGATCACTGTGGTAAGAGTATGATTAGAATTGACCAGTATGAGCCTAGTTCCAAAAAGTGCACTTGTGGGTATATCAACCGCGATTTAAAGCTCTCCCAGAGCTTTTGGGACTGCCCCGATTGTGGGTCGAAAAATGACCGAGATAAGCTTGCAGCGTTCAATATAAAGAACTACGCTCTAGGAGGCTTAAATGACTGAAGAAGAGCGTCAGAGGACCATTTTGGAGCTAGAAAGGGCCACCTGTAGGTTCCCTTCGACAGCAGAAGATTTAGGATTACAACAACTCATGAACGAGGAGCAAAAAGGATTACAACAACACATGAACGAGCCTAAGTGCGAGTGTTGTGGCGAGTCCCTGATAGAGGGGAGTTGCCCAGACCACGCCACCTATATGAGAAGTCATCAGGCGGCACTAGACGTGCTTAGAGGACAATACAAATGAAAGTATGGGAAATAGGAGTAGGCGAAGGCCACCAAGTCAGGACTGAGGAGTTCGTAGGCTCGGACGTTGAATGTTATTTATTTGAACCAAACCCGATCTCCTTTGAAGAGGTGAAGGAGAAATTCAAAGACCAAGACAATTTCAAATTATTTAATTTCGCGCTAGGCAGCGAGAATAAAACGGTAGATTTTTACTTGGCGAAAGGCTCATCTTTTATAGACGGATACGATTGCCCAGAGCTTTGTGGAAACCCAAATGCCAAATTCGAAAAACAAAAGGTACAAGTTGAATTGAGAGATGTCAGAGACCTTGACGACGGAGACATAAATACATTATACATAGATACAGAGGGGTCTGAATATGATATAATTAAATCCATGGTTAGTAGACCTGAAAAAATCGTGGTAGAAATGCACAGCTTCGGTGTCGGATATAAAAACCCCTACTATGACGAAATAAGCGAATGGATGATGGAAAATAATTATGGCATCGTTAGCAGGGGGGAAGATTATGAATTTGAAAAATTGTAAGAGGATAACAACACCGGAGAATCGCACTTGAGAGGATTAAAACATGAGCACAAAAAGTTTTTACGAGGACACAACATCACGTACTACCATTGTAGAATTTAAGAGGATTAGAATACGCGCAAAGGTCTAGAGTATGAAAAACGTTTGGACGAAGGAAGAAACGGAAGCCCTTAAGAGTCACTGGTTAGAGCACAACCAACGAGAACTTCACGAGAAGTTTCTCCCTAATAAAACCCCAATACAAATTTGCCAGAAAAAAATGCACATGGGACTGAAGAAACCCCCAGTTTGGACTAATGAAGAGAGAGCTACCCTACTTGAACATGGAGCGAATTACTCCCAAACCGAGATGGTTGAAAGATTCTTCCCAAATAAAACTGTTCAGCAGGTTCATGGCATGAGGAAATATTTAGGAATCAGGAGAAGAGGCACAGATACAAAGCTAAATTAGTTCGAGTAGTCGATGGAGATACCCCAGACGTGAAAGTACCAAAACTATGACATCACAAGAAGTTTTAGACGCTTATTTATCTTTTTTATGGGGACAGTTCCAATACGATTGGGGTTGGCTATCAAACCCATGGCTACTTGTAATAGGGAACATTCTATACTTGATGTTCTTTACGATTAAGTGGACGGTCCTTTTGTTTCCCATAACGATACCCATTGTATCTTGGAGGGGCAGTTGGACGCTTAACAACGCTCCTATGAAAAATAATGATGTATATAAAAATAATTAAATTTTAAAATGAAACGGAAGAAGAAAGAAGAAACGTTGGACGACACCCTAAAAGATATGGCGACAGCTTGCGAAGAGAGCGGGGAAAATAGTCTTGCCATAGTATTATATACATATTTAGGGTCTAGAAAAATCGGACTAGATGGTTACTTCGCCAAACATTGCCAAGAGTTTGCCAGAAAAGGCGACGAAGAGATCAGAAAGCATCTAAAAAAAGGGAATAACTAATTACCCCCCCCACAAGCCATATGCAATGGAGAATTCCGAATTGTCGCACTTACGCTGGCTTTAATCAAGGCCAGTACGGGGATATTTTCATAGGTCTTACTGCGGCGAGGGTTTTAAAAAGAGTAGACCCTGAGTGTAATTTTCTATTATCCATAAATAAAAGATACCAAGACTGTAAAGAAATATTCAAACTCAGCAAAGATATCGATGATATAATTATATGGGACACCTACAACGACTTTCCAGGGGAAAATGACTTGAAGGATATCGAAAGACTGAATGGAACGTACGCAGACTTCAATCTTTTCGATCCTATGCCACAGCATGTGACACTGGACTGGTACAACCACAGACACCAAACAGAAGAGTTTTGCTTGATGCATGACTTGCCTAGACCTACGGAAGAAGAAATGAATTTTCAGTTACCAAAACCAGAGGTCGAGCGGGGAAATTATATTTGTATTTGCCCAGCTACGAGCTTCGGGCAAAACAAGAATCTTACACCAGAAATAATAAATGAAATAAAAAGTTTTTGTTCAGGAACAGGCTTGGAATTAATTCAGGTCAGCGGTCCCGAAGACCCGTTGGTTGACGGGGCTGAGAGGTTTGTTGGCAGCTTCTACGAGTCGATACTCAAGGTGTTAAGTAGCAGGTTTTTAGTTTCAGCAGACACGGGAATGATCTGGGCTATTTCCGCTTTCAGTCACCCGACAATCGGCTTTTACTCCTACAGATTTTACGGTGGCGCAGAAACATCAATCAACTGGAGGCCCAAAAACGCCAATCAAATATCTTTAGAATCGGACTTTATAGAGAACATCGACATAAAAGAGGTTGCAAATTCTCTGGAAAGGTTATATGATGTGTAATATTTTGTGGGGGCGTACTGGATTCGATTTAGATTCTTACGCCAGATTGCAAGCGGAGGATAATGGTTGGCCTCTTTAAACTTCCATTAAAAACATATATGCCAATAGTAATATTGACATGGCTCCTTCGGTAGCAGAAGCGGACGATATTCTCGCCCGTTTCGGTTTCCAAGAAGCCGCGCTGGCAGCTTAAGTCCTGCCCCGTCCTACTCTGGATGCTCGTTAAGGAGCTAGGGCGACGATAGCGAGCAAAAAACTAGGGTGAGCAGCACTAGGATAAAAGGCGGCTCGAAACTCGCGTAGGCCGTTTGTCGGTGACATGCCAAGCGAGTATTAACACCGACTAAGCTTGTAGTATATCTGAGCCGATGGCTCTGAAGACGTGGGTTCGATTCCCACCGCCTCCACCAAAAATTTTGCTATGATAAGAGAAGACACAGTAGAAAATTTTTACAAGTATCAGGAGGTGGAAGACTACGAAGGCGGTCACTCACCCAGGTATGACTTTCTGGTAGAAGACTTAAAGCTAGACGGAATAGAAAACAGCAAAGTGGCTGATTTCGGATGTGGTCTCGGCAGCGTATTCGGTAGACTCCCCAAAGACAAAGGAAATGAATTCCACGGATTTGACGGCTCTAACCCGGAGGACGTATTAAAGTATAAGTTTGCAGATAGCTTTACTTACCACCAGCAAGACTTAAACTTGCCTTTCGCAGATAAATTCTTAGAAAAAAACGATTTTCGATTTGACATCGGTATGTCTTTTGAGACATGGGAACATATACCGAACTTGTATCAGTGTATTATAGAAATGAAAAAACTAGTAAAAGAAGGGGGGACTATCTACGCGAGCATCCCACACGAATGCGTAACACATAATACTTTTTACCCGGGGCTTCTTTACCCAGTGGAAAACTTTGCAACTTTTTTGGCTCAGATGGCTTTAGAAATTAAAGACCATGCCGTACACCGGAAAGCTCACACCCAGCACGTTTTTACTTTGGTAAATCATGGGTGGGATAAGTGTAGGATGCGTTTCCCGAAGGCTGAAGAAAAGTTCAGAAATATCCCCCCATTAACCGCGATCAATCTTTAGAGGATTACAACATTCGCCGTAGCTCAAGTCATGGGTAAAAAAATAATACTTTCCAGCCTTGGAGACGGGGAGCTAGTAAAGAGAAGCCAGAAAGGCAATGAGAAGGCTTTCGAGGTTTTGATATATCGTCATGCCGCGCTAGTTCGCTCGTCTTTGTACAAGACGGGGATATCTGAAGCTGACGCAAACGACATCCTCCAACAGACCTACATTAAGTCTTGGAGGAGAATTAAAACTTTTAAATTTAAAAGTAATTTTTCTACGTGGTTTTACAGGGTTTGCCGCAACTCCCTTTACGACTTTTCTAGGCAGAAAACCCGACGAAAATCGAAGGAAATCCCTTGGGAAGATTTATGTTTAGAAAATGATAAAAATCCCCTTGACTTTCTACAAGGTAGTGGTATACTATTTGGTAGTGAAGAGGAAAGCCCGAGTGAGCTGGTCGTTGGAAAAGAAAACTCTGACCACTATAAGGCGACTATAGAAAAGATTAAAAAATCTTTAAAACCTCACCACAGAAGAGTAATTGAGCTTGTAGTGGAAGAAGAGCTAACTTACGCAGAAGCGGCGAAAGTAATGAAGTGTCCACTGGGGACGGTTATGAGCAGACTACATTTAGCTAGACGAGAAGCTCAAAAAATAATAAGAAGAAGAAAGCTTTTATGAAAAAAGATGAACTTTTAGGGATGGAGGTCTTCTACGAAGACAATCCGCAACGATGCGAACCTCGTGGGCACAAAGGCGTGGAAGGGGTAGAGGGGATTCCCGCTCCAAAACCAGTGGATGTTTGGGCTTTTGGCGATTCAGACGAAGAAGACGATTTTGATGATGTCTACGGGGAGTGTGACAATTACGACGTTTACGAGCAAGAGCAGCCCCGCGATACTCTCATCACCGTCCCGATAAAGGGAAGAATTTATTCTGTGGAGGGGTTGGATATCACGGCGAAATTAAAAGAGATTAGACCCCTAACGAAAACCGCTGGCATTCTTGAGATGTCCCATCACGGTAACACTTTTTATATAAATCCGAGTGATTTAAAGAGAGCGTCATCCGAGGAGGTGACGCAATATTTAGAAGAGAGCGATTACAACAATACCCCTTAGCTGATTTATAGAGGATTAGAACATAATAACTAGCAACACCCATGCAAGTCGTAGTTTATTACAACCCGAAAAAGAAGTGCCTAGAAATTAAAGGGCGCAAGGATGAGAATCGTTATCCCGCGAAAAAGCAGCTTGACGTTCTTAAACGAACTCATGCTCTAGACTTGGGAGAGGTGTCGCTTAAGAGGAGAACCTTTTCTGGCAAGGTGGATTTAGATACAATCCATTCCTTGGAAGAGAAAAAGTCTCCACGTCCGAAGTGGAAGCAGCAAGTCGAAATAAAGAAAACGGACGGCGGTAATAGATTTTTTGATGTTAAAACAGGCAAGAAGCTAGAAGCTTACGCTCCTAGGCTCTTCCTAGAAGATTGTAAAATTTTTGTTCTTTAAAATAATTTTACTGGTTGATCGCCAGTAAAGGGTGTGACCGAATAAACTGCTGTCGCGGCAGTTAAGGTACAGGGCTTGTTTGCAGGAGATTACCGTCTCTAGGGGCTTACAAGGGCTGGTTCAAAGTAGGGTTTCTCACTGAAACTCAAGCTGTGACTCCGAAACGATGGAGGTAAATGAGAATCCTCCCACCCATAATTTACGCGCAGGAAACTGTGCCTTAAAGCAGGAGGTAAGGCTCTTACTTACCTTTCGACCTTGCCTCTTGCTAAAATTTAAAAAAATCATGAAAACACTGAAACTGAATAAGTATAAAACTAACGTGCACGGGACACTCCGAGCAGCCACCGAACAACTAGCTGTCAGAGTTGACAAAATCATCGAGTACTACTCTTTCGCGGGGCAAGCCAATGGGCAGCAGACCGATAAAGAAGGGACAGTCGTCGTTACCGAGGGTGGGGAGCATTACGTTAAAGAGCTTTTCGCTAAGGTAACTACCGATATCAAAAAGGCTCGCTAATGGAGGATGAGCTAAGAAAGAAGGTTAAGACCTTGAGGATATTTATTTGTGTCCTCTTGGTCCTAACCTCATTTCAGTCAGCTTTCCTTTACCTGCTGTCGAAGGGGATAGTCCCTTCATCCTTGGTGGTGGTTAAAGAAGTTGTAATTAAAGAGGACAACAACACAGTAACAAGTATGAAGGATATTATAAAGGAGGAGAATGGTGAAAAATAATAAATTATTATATAATGCTTTAAAATCGAGGTACGAAGCACAGAAGGCAGAAGCTCTCGCTACTCTGGATGTCTACTACAGAAATGCTGCTGGCATCGGGGAGCATCCGCAAGTTGTGGAGGAGATGGCTAAACAATTGGAGTCACTAGCCAACGCCGAGGATTGTCTAGAGTCGCTAAAGAAGAATTGCGCTTGACATTTATCCTTGGGGATGGTATAGTGTTCGTAGCCCTATGGAAAACGCCTTATTCAGAACGAGAACTTACCTTGTAGGTCACATGCAATACGCCAATGGCCGCGATTGGAGAGATCATGTTGAGGAGGAGTTAGAAAAATTAAACATTGTCACTTTCAATCCTTACAAAAAACCCTTTGTTAAGGACGTAGACGAAGGTGAAGATGCTCGCCTCTCGCTAGAGCATTGCCAGAAACATGGATATTTTAATGACGTGGCAGAGAGGATGAGCCTCGTAAGGAGTTACGATCTCAACCTCGTTGATAGGTCAGATTTTATCATTGCACATCTTTTGCCAGACGTTGCAAGTTGGGGGAGCGCGGAGGAGCTTGTAACCGCAGTAAGAATGAAGAAGCCGATCTTCATTTCGATGGAGGGCGGAAAACACAAGACTCCTCTTTGGATTATGGGGATGTTGCCCCATCACTATATTTACGACAACATTGAAGAGGTAGTATCTATGCTGAAAAGTATCGACAGTGGTGAAAAAAAGATAGATAGCGATAGGTGGAGACTATTAAAAAAGGAATTAAGGTAATTGAAAAAAACAAAAACAACCAAAAAGAGAGAGCCAATCGAGAGCTTAAGCGAGTCTCGCGATTTGATGGTGATGTATTCCCGACAAGCCCTGAACAACCCGCTTTTAACCAGGGAAGAGGAACAAGTCCTTGCAACCAAAATTCAAAAATGGAAACTAGCTAAAAGAGCTGGCCAAGGAACCCGCAAGGCTGGTGAAGAAGCAAGAGAGAAAATGATCTTATCTAACTTGCGCCTCGTGGTGAATGTCGCAAGGAAATACCAAGGCCGAATGGATAATATTGATTTAATAAGCGAGGGTAACATTGGCCTTGCTACGGCGGCAGACAAATTCAAACCTGGGGTAATAGCTAAAAACGGAAACATCGTTAAGTTCTCTACGTACGCCGTATGGTGGATTAAGCAGGGTATCTTGCGAGCTCTCGCGAATAAGGCCAACATAATTAGACTACCAGCCCATTACCAAGGGAAGGTTAGAAAGGTATTCGAATTTATTGAAAAATACAAAGAGGAGAACAACGACTACAAGCCCTCCGTAGCGGAAATCGCCAAAGCACTTAAGATGACTTTGTTAACAGCAGAGAACATTGTTTATACTCGTGAGGGAATAGTTTCCCTAGATAAGAAAATCGGAGAGAGTGAAGATCAAGAAATAGGAGAGTTAATTCCTGATACGTCTTTCGCTCGCCCAGACGAAGCATTAGCTGACCAAGACAGGTACGAGCAACTCCACAAATTAATGGAGGAGAGATTGAGCCCTAGAGAAGTGGACATACTAAAGTTACGTTTTGGTTTTGGTGTTAGAGACAGAAGCACCCTAGAGACAATCGGCGCAAAACATAACGTAACGAGGGAACGAATTCGCCAGATTGAAATGAAAGCTTTTCGTAAATTACGATTTATTTTGGAAAAAAGGAAAAAGGACTTTAAAAAAATAATGGACTCAAGCGAGGTATAGGATGCCGTTCAAAAAGAAGCCTTATAAAAAAGTCGGAGACATTTACCTGCCTCGCCCACCTATGGGAGCGACACATATCCTTTTCGAAACTGCTGAGAACAAAAGAGCTACAGTAGCAATCAAAAGCGTGGATACCCTTTTAGGTTCCGTGGGGACAATAAAATATTTAAAATTAAATAACAGAAATAAACTTGTCGAAAGATTCGATAAAGAGTACTCATGGACCGGCAAAAAAATCAAGGGCTTAAAGATATGACCGTATATGAGGAAAAACTACTGGATAAGAATGACTATATAGTGCATCCCGCGACCATTAGAGAACAGGAAACAGCCACCGAAGTAGCGCGAAGAAGGCGGGATTTCCATAGGGGTTACGGTTCTCAAAGACATTGGGATGATAAAGAGAAGGGCGAATACGCAGACGAATATTGGGGGGCGTTAGGAGAAATAGTTTTTAGAAAGCACCTTGCTCACCGTATTCTCGATGAATCTCTCGATTTCCCGCCCTTATTTACCGAAGATCAAACGAATACCCCGAAATATGATGCTAAAATTGGAGCCAAAAAAATAGAAATAAAAGCCATCCCACCCGACAGCAATGGTAAGAAAAGAATTAGACTAATGATAAAAGAGTCAGAGTTTCATGACGACGACTATTTCGTGGCTATAAAATTTTGGGACGAAGAAACTTACTCTTTTTGCGGCTACCTTACTCGATCAGAAGTTCTGGAGAGTGACATTATTGACTTGCCATATTCGAGAGGGTACTGTTTCTTCCTGAGTGAGTTGCGAAAGATGACAATAAATTTTTACAGGAGTTGAGACATGAAAAAGAAAGAGTCTTTAGGTGTTGGCCAGCAGGAACAAGAGCAAGTTGAACAGCAACAGATTCAGCAGCAACAGATGGAGCAGCAACAGATGCAGCAGCAACAGATGCAGCAGCAACAGATGCAGCAGCAACAGATGCAGCAGCAAGAGATGGAGCAGCAAGAGATGGAGCAGCAGCAAATGGAGCAGCAGCAA